AGGAGCAGCGGCCTCAACCGCTTCAGGCGCAGCGGCCTGCACCGGGTCAACCCCGGCATTGTCGAGAGTCATCGGGGTTGTTGAATCAAAGGAACGAGAGAGGCACACCGTGTCGGCGCCTTCCGGCACCAATGCGGCATGACCCAGGCGCCAACTGCGAACCAGGTCCGCATCGGCACTGTGAGAGACGACATCCGCAGCCGTGAACAGCGCCCGCACGCTCACAGCGCAGCCGCTGCGTGCCAGCTGCCAGCCCATCTCCGCGCCAGGCGCATCCTTAAACTGGGCCCTGCCAATGAGCTGTCCGCCATCGAACCGCAACCCGGTCAGACGGCCCGCCATCCGATCAATGCTTGACGCATGGTCAAGCATCACGGGCACAGGCGCCTCACCGAGCTGCACGGCATCCGGCGAACACCTCAGCACATACCCACCCACGGGATTTTCTGAGGCGATCACCAAATCAATCGTGCGGTCCTCCTCGTTGGCCGAGGCGGGCCGCACGAATGCCGCTCGCTCAATAGTCGAATGGTCGCTCACTGTCATGGATGTCTCCATGACCCGCAACATAGTGACCCCCTACGGCTCTTCCCCTTCCGCGAAGAACTTCTCCAGCGGCGTGTCCACCACCCCCGGCGTCGTGTCCTGGTAGCCCGAACCCTTCGTCAGGATCGCCAGGCTGCCATCCGTGCTCAACGCCAGGCCCCGCTTCCGCGCCGCACTCAGATTTGCCTCCAGCTGCTCCAGTATCTCGTCCGTATAGCTGCCGTACACACTCCGGTGCACATCCTCCAGTGAGCGGAATCCAGCCAACACCTCAGCCACCAACGTCGGCACCTCCTTCGATGGATCCACCATGGCAAGCCGCGGTGGTGTCCAGGTCCAGCGGGTTGGCACCCGCATCCCCGTGGTCTCCCGCAGACTCTGCCCAAACCATCCGCTCACCCGGTTCAGCAGCTGCGGCTCGAGGATCGTCGTGCGCCACTCCTGCACCGCCGCATGGAACCCGAGCCGTCCCATCCGGATGCTCGAGTAGTTCACCTCACTGAGGTCCCCGCTCAGCTGCTCATAGGGCACCTCATACGCTGCGGCCACCGCCCGCAGGTGGTGCTTGTCCACGCTCACATAGTCCCCACTCACTGGCGGCTGAGCGAACCGGATGTCCTTCCCCGGCGGCAGGATCTCCACCGCCCCAGGCTCCAGCGAATCCACCAGCCCCGCCGCATCCTCGCTCGCCACTGCCTCCGGATCGTTGTCGATCACAAATGCCGTGAAGCAGGCCGCCAGCTTGTCGCTCATCAGCTTGGCCTCCCGCCGATCCGCCAGGTCCCGCATCGTCAGCAGCGCCGCAAACCCCCACGGAACCCCAATCGCCTGCCCCGGCCGCCGAATCCGATACATGTGCACCATCTCCCGCGCCGGCACAAAGTCGCTCCCCACACTCAGCCGCCAATCCGTCTCGCCCGGGTGACCCCTCCGGATCCAATAGCCCTCCAGCCGCCCCTCGTCGTCGTATTGCTTGCCAAACCGGATCTTCCCCCCGTCATCCTTCGATATGTCCAGCCAGTCCGGCTCCAGCACCTGCAGCTGCAACGGCGCCAGCCCCTCCAGCAGGTTCTCCTCCCGCAGCCGCTGCCGCACCAGCACACTGCCCCGCACCACCATCGTCTCCCACGCCTGGATCTGCAGCCCGTAGAAGTTCGTCTGACCGTAAAAATCGCACCGCGTTCCCTCCGCCCATTCCTCCCACATCCGCTGCAACCGCTTCGTCGCCCCAGGGCCCGCCGGTGTGCCCATCACCCCATCACCCACCGCACCCTTCACGATCTCCCGCACAGCCTTCAGGCAATACGGCTCGTTGTCCACCAAGTCCTGATGGCGCCCGATCAACCACTGCAGGCTGGTCTTCAGGTCTGCATTGGGCCCCGCCAGTGTCGTCCACCAGCCCTGCGTCCGACGCGAATGACGCGCCCCATCAAACGCCCGCTCAATGTCGCGCACGCTGATCTGCTGAATGCCGCTCACCCCCGTCCCCGTCCCCGTCCCCGTGCCGGTGCCCGCCGGCTCCGTCCAGCGCTTGCCGCCCTTGTAGCCCTTCCCCTTCCCGCCCTTGCCACCCATGCCCATCTCAGCTCCTCACAAACTGGAAATACTTCCTCTGAACCGGCCGCGTCTGCGCCCCCACCTCCACCTCAGCCGACATCTTTCGCTCCATTTGCATCATTTCCGCCAGATCTCGAAACTCCACTCGCCGTCCATCGGGGAACGCCACACTCCGCACCCCCTCAGCCATCGCTGAGCGCAATGCATCGAGCTGCTCTGTCGTGTACGCCATTCCCTCAACCTAGGAACCCTTTAGCCAGCTGCCCTTCCGTCTCTTGACGCCATCTGCGTCGCCCACCTCCTGGTTCCTCATTGCCTTTCTGTCCGTCTGCCCCGCCGCTTCCCGCGCCATCTGATCCCACATCGTCGCCCGGTTGTACCGGCGTGCCAGCAGCTGCAGCGCCGCGTAGGCGTACCTGGTGCAGTCCCCACCCTCATCCCTCGAACCTGGCGGCAGGACCCAGTGGTAGGTCGTCTGCCCCTTGTCCCGTCTTGGCATCCGCTTCCACGGGAACAGCTCATCCAGGAACTGATCTGTTGCCGCCTCCCCCAAATGCAGATAGCCGGGCCCCACCTGCTCATTCCTCAGCCGGCCCTGCAAATGGTGCACGCTCGCGTCGTAGCCAACGTGATACAGCAACACCCCACGCCTGGTCACTGCCTGATTCTTTCGGTTCACATCCACCGGGGTTCCCCTCCCCAGCAAAGGCTTGCCTTTCTGCGGCGCTCCCTTCATCGGCACCCACACCGCTGCCCTGGTGCGGCACCACTCCCTCACCTCCTGCGTCGCAATGCCGCCATCATCAATGCCGCCCTTCGCCAGCCGCAGCTCCACACCGTCCCGCCGCACCCATGGCGTTGCCGCCAGGTGGTCCAGCTGCGCAAGCGTGTCCGGCTGCTGAGGGTCGCCATCAATCTCCCAGTGTCCCAGGTGCCACCCCTCCTCACCCTTCCCCCAGCCCCAGATCGTCGCCACCAGCCGCTCTCCCACCGTCCCGCCGCCGCCCTGCACGTCCACTCCGGCCGTGATCACCAGCACACCCTCCGGCACCGTTCCTGCCACATACCCATTCCCCGCCGCCGTGTTCTGTCGCCGCTTCGCCAAGCCATCACCCGTCAGCTTCCCGGCCAACGTGTCCTCCCATGGCACACCCAGCACCGTGTTGTGAAACGTCTGCATGGCATCAGGATCCCCACGCCTCATCGCCTCCAGCGCCTCCTGGTATTCCCTAACCAAAACCTCCCACTCAGCCGCTGGGCTGTAGCTGTAGCCCGCCCAGATGTGGAAGCTCACCAGCCCAGGCATTTGGCTCTCTGCCGTTGCTCGCCACTCACCCCGCTCGACCATCCACCGTTTCTTGCTGTGCGGGATCAGCTCCAGACAGTTCTCGCACTCATACTGTCCAGCCTCTGGCCCTTCCTTTCGCATCTGCTCCCACCGCAACACCTGAAACGCCTCGCAATGCGGGCAAGGCACGAAGTAACGCCGTTGGTCCCCTCGCAAGAACCATTCCTCTGTCTTCCCACCCGCAAAGATCGGCGTGCCGCCGAGCCCTATCTTCCGATCCCAGTAGTAGTCCGCCCGGTTCCTGCCCAGCTTGATTGGATCACCTTCATCCAGCCTGGGATAGGCATCCACCTCATCAAACAGCACCACCTTGCGGCTTTTCCTCCTAAAGCTCCGTCCGCTGGCAGCGTTCACAATGTCGATCAGACCACCATTTGCCAGCTGCTTCAGAAGAATCGTGTTGCTCGCTGTGTTCCGCGCCTTGCTCTCACAGATCAGCCCCCGCAGCGCTGGCGTGTCCTCAAACAGCGGCTTGATCTCCTCCTTTGAGTAGCCCTCAGCGTCTTCCTTCACCGGCTGCACGATCATCACCGGGCATGGATCCTGATGGCTGAAGTACTGCACCACCACCCCGAGGCACTTCGTCCACCCAATACGAGCGCTCTTCATGATCGCCACCGTCTCCACCCTCGAATCCGTAAAGGCATCGAGGATCTCCCGCTGATACGGCAGCGTCCGCCACCTGCCCCGCTCAGCCGCAGGTCCAGTCATGACCGCAAACTCGTCGGCATACTCACTCAATCGCAGCCTCGGCGGTGGCTTGAAACCCTTCAGGATCTCCCGCGTGTGCTCGGACACGTCAGCGGTGATCATGCCTTTACCTCCCCAGCTGCCAGCTCATCCAGCGCCTCACGTTGCAGACCCATTAGTACCTCGATTTCCTCAAGGGTCAGGTGGGGGATCCGCTGTTTGGCCACACTCGGGATCCCCAGCAGCTTCGTCCGGGTGATATTCACCGCCGCTGCCCACGCCTGCTGCGCATCCTCCCGCCGCAACAGCTGACCCTCCTTCGTCTTCCGCTCCAGCTCCAGCAGGTTCGCCTTCTCAAACTCTGATCGAGCCCGGCTTTCGTTGTAGTTGGGTAGGTCATCCCGAGTCGGTTCGGGTGCCTCCGAGGGCCTGGCCGGCCGTGTTGCGGTGCGTTCCGCCATGGGCCTCGGTGAATCCGAACGCTTCCGCGTGATGCTGTTCCACACCTGCTCCAGACGGTCCCGCTCAATCATCGGACCATCTGGGGAGTCCACATGGGGCAGCTCCCGATTCTTGATCTTGCGGTAGATGCTGCCCCTGCTCTTCAGGCCCAGGAGATCTGCTGCTTCCTTGACAGTGATGAGCACTCAGGAGCCGGCTGTCACATGCCTGTCACATAATAGGGAGCCTGTGACAGGTGTGAATGGGGTGGGGGGATGCTGCAGGGCGCGTCCTGTGTTGTCGCATTGTTGCGAACCGTTCTCAATAGGAAAAACGGGCGCGCGGTGCACCGCGCCAAGGGGAGCCAGGAAGGACCCATCGACTCAGAAGCGTTGCAGGGTCTGCGTTCTAAGACAACCGACCCCTGTTGTTTGAAAGAAATCCCCAGGCGGTTTTATCTTCCAAACCCCCGGACCATGGCTTCATAAGCGCGGACGGCGCCTTTCTCGAATTGCTCCCCTGCTCTGGCATTCACTTCGTTCTGGATCTGGTCCCCAAATTTAGAACGACCCAGGAAGATTGAACCAGTTGATGGGCCATGCACAACTTCAATAGCCCGACGCGGTTTGTTGCGGCCACCGTCTCCACCGTATGAACCACGGGCAGGCTTGAAGGTGAGCTGCTGGCCTTTGCGGGTCGCTTGGATGAAGCCGCCTTTCACTGTGGTGCGGCCACCACGAAAGATGCCAAGGCTCAATCCACCAGCAACAGCGCGTGGGCTGTACTGCATGCCAGTAGGTGGCCTGCGGCTGAAGTAAAGGTCCGCTTCATGGTCGATCCCGTTCGATTTGATGAACGGCCCACGCACGTCAGCCTTCACCCGGCCGCTCTTGATGCCATAGCGGGATGAGATGCCCTTACCGACTGCAGGCGTAACAGATCGCGCCGCGTAGCCCAGGGCCTGCCGTTGAATCTTGCTGAACTCGCGGGGTGATACCAGGCTTTTGATTCGATCGAGGTCGGAGGTGTCGATTGAAAAGTCGACGCGGGCCATGGTTTCAGGAAGGCTCCAGTGAGATTTCAACGCCCTGGTCGGAGGGCTTGAGTTTGAGCCAGACACCACCCAAGGATTTTGGCATCACGATCCGCTCAACAGCCCAGCCGGAGCCCTCCTCAAATTCTTCCTTGTAGGTGCCCGTCTGGACGTGCCAGCGCTGGGCAATGCGCTGCTTCCCGGAGGCGTTCACGCGGTAGCAGGGATGGCTCACGATCGTCCGCTCGTGGTTGTGGCCGTTGACGTAAACGTCCGCCTCCGCCACGCTCGTGTAGCGAAGTCCTCCGAGGGTCCCCTTCGTCACGACACCACCCCAGGCGCCATGGTGAAAGAACAGCGCACAGCGCCGCGTGCGTGAGCTCCTGGAAGCGCCAGGTTGGTGGAACGTGAACCAGATCCACCCTTGGTAGCGCATGTGCTCTACAGGGCTCTTGTAGCGGTCTCTCATGAGGCGCACCACGTTGCCAAGCGGATCAATCTCCTGGTTGTTGATGACGGCCGTTTCGTGGTTGCCGTCGGACATCATCAGGACGGTGCTGGAGAACGGCGCCAGCCACTCGGCCGTTTCGGAGAACACCAGATCGAAGTAGTTGGAGCCGAGATGCTCAGGCCGGATGCTGGACTTGCTGCCCCTGCGGTCGCGGCGGCCCTGCATGAGGCACATCACGTCCCCAAAGAGGAGGGCGTGCCCCCCTCGGCCTTGAACCTGCTTGAGGTGCTTGCGAAACAGCTCCCGGTCGCAATGTGGATTGTCCAGGTGGATGTCTGAGGCGAGGAGGAACTCGTGGGTTCGCTCGGTCGTGTAGGGGATTCGGATTTCCAGGAGCTCTGGGCTGCGCCTGATTAGGTCCAGGGATGGAGCAGCCACCAGGGAAGAGCGCAACAAAGCTCAAGGCTCAACCTATGGAAATTTCCAACCTTTCCAACTTTCCAACCTTACCAACCGTTTCCTAAAACCCCTTACGTGTCCCCTCTACCCCCTCTCCCTCTCTTATTACCTTTCCTTCCTTTTAGGTTGGATAGGTTGGATAGGTAGGATAAAGGCAGGCGCTGCAAGGGATCTGGGGTTACCAACCTCCCGTAAAAGGTTGGAAACCCAGGGCCTGAGGTTGGAAAGATCAGCCCGCGATGGGGTGATAGGTCCAGCGGAGACGGCCGTTGACAAGCTGGCGCCGCTTCTGATGGCCAAGTTCCCGGAGTAGGTTGGAAACCTGCATCTGGTCCGATCGGGTCTGCCGCTCGATGGGTTTCTGGATGGCTTCGAGGAGGATCACCTCAGTGGTGATGGTCTTGCCCCTGTTGGCTGGTGCTGCGAGCCAGGCCTCGATGGGTTCACGCCAGGGAGAGGTAACGAGGTAGGACTCGTTTTCGGTGTTGACCTGAATGGAGAGCTCGACGGGCAGGTGAGAGGATTCGCCGGCTCGATAGGCGTGGACCGCAGCGGCCCAGATGGCGTCGCGTTCGAGGGCGAGGGCAGCGGTGTCGATCGGTTCGGTGAGGTGCCTGGTGGTTGGAATGATCCAGAAGCGGCGGTTGCCTGTGGAGTCTTGGAGGAGGCCTTCTGTGGAGTTGGTGGAGCCGACGATGATGCCGCGGCGTGGGTTGGGCTCCACGGCCTTGCCATAGGGCACACGGAAGGTGTCGATGGCTTGAGTGAGGAAGGCTTTGATCAGTCCAGCGTGACGACGTGATGTGATGGCGTCGAGCTCTGCCCATTCCATGAGCCAGGAGCGGTGGAGCTTGAGGAGGTCGTCTTTGTTGGAGAGGTCCCCGAGGGAGTCTGAGAAGAAGGGCCCGCCGAGGCAGGACCAGAAGGAGGATTTACGGGCCTCTTGTGCACCGGCGATGATGCATGAGGTGTCGTGCTTGCAGCCGGGCTCCATGGCGCGGCGAACGGCACCGATGAGGGTGCAGCGCAGCATGTGGTCGTAGAGGGTGGGTTCCGGGTGTGAGGCGTCTTCTGGGCGGAGGTAGGTGGTGGCGAGCCGATCGATGTAGGTGGGGGGGACGGTGTCGGCGCAGTGGTTGAGGTAGAGGCAGACGGGGTCGTATGGATGCTCGTGAGCGACCTGGATGAGGCAATCAACGGCCAGATCCTTGCGGACCTTGTAGCCCTGGTCTGCGAGGTTGAGGTAGAAGCGTTCGATACCCCGGGCGGGTTCGCCGTCGAGTTCAACTTGCTGATGGAAGGTGTTCCAGCGGATGGCTTGGCCGTCCCTGGCCTGAGAGCGAAGGAGGCTAAGGAGTTCCCGTTCTTCGAGCTTCTGTGGCTTCTCTGCGGGCCGCTCTGGTGGCTCGTCGGCTGCTGTGCGTGGCTGTGGCGGAGGGGCTTGGGCCCGTGGTGCGCGGGTGTGAAAGGCGAGGCGTGAGCGGAGCTTGTCTTCTGGTGTGGAGGGATGTGGGTTGTGCTTGTGGGCACCGGAGAAACGGCGCCAGGCCTTGGACTCGGAGAAGTTGGAGTCAAGAGCGCAAGCGGCAGAGATGTGGAGTTGAAAGGCGTCTTCTGCTGTGAGATCTGTGTTGTGGCCCTGGGCGCGAATCCAGGCCTCGGTGCCGATCAGATCGAGGGAGAGGGCGAGTTGATCATCGTTCCAGGCGCCAGGTGCACCACCGGACTCGATGATGTTCCGGGAGTCGCGGGAGATGAAGTCGAGGAGGGGTAGGGCGTCTGCAGTGGATGAGGTGGGCGGGGTTGGTTGTTGTCTGGGTTGTGGTTGTGGGGTGGGTTCAGGCTTGAGGAGCAGCTCAATGAGCGGTGGCGGGGCCTCGGCGATGGGCAGGTCAGAGGGTGAGCGGCCATTGAGCCAGCGGTAAGCGCCGGTGATGGGGTGATGGCCAGCGACAACAGACTGGTGCGAGGCCCAGCGGAGTTCGACTTGTTCGGCTTTGCCGTCGCTGTCGAGCTTGCCGGTGCGGAAGACGCGGCGATTGCTGAGGGCGGGCCAGTATTGCTTGGGGACGTGGAAGAGAAGTTGAAAGCGTCCATCACGGCCGGAGGTAACGGTCTGGGTGATGGGAAGGGATCGAACGGGGATGCCGAGGCGTTCGAGTTCTGCGGTGGCGGAGATGCCGTCGTGATCAAGGAAGAGGAGGCCACCTGAGGCGGGGCCAGCCTGCACACCGATGGCTTTGGCGCGTCCGGCTTGGATTTCGGCGGTGAGCTGCTGTGGCGTGAGGGGATGCTCTTGCCAGGCGGGCATGTAGGGGCGCTTGTTGCCATCAACGGCAACGAAGGCCCAATGGGGTGGGAGACTGCTCAGTGCAGCCAGGAGCTCATCGCGCATCGGAGCGCATCGCGTCAAGGATGAGGCGCTGAAGGATTTGAGAGCGTGAGGTGTGCTCCTGGCGTGCCTGCTGATCAAGCCAGAGGAGGAGTGGGAGCGGAAGGCGGGTGGTGAAGGGCCGCCTCTGTGGATTGTCCGACAAGCGGTTGCGGTCTGAAGTGCGATCGGTATAGTAGCGGTGCCAGGTGGCTCAGGCCACTGGCCACACACCCACCCCACAGGATCAGATGGCAACCAAGAGCACGGTGACGGCGCTGATATCGCCGCCAGACTTCCGGCGCCTGGAGATCAACATCAGAGGCACGACACCGCTGGTGATGAATCGCTTCAGCGCCAAGGCGATGGAGATCATGCGCAAGACGCAAGAGGCAGGCAGCACGGCCCGATCAAGGAAGGCCCGTGAGCCGAAGGACTTCGACGCACTCTATGAAGGTGCGAAGCACATCTCAGACGCAGGCTGGGAGGGCATCCATGCGGCTGCGTTCCGCAATGGTGCGATCAGCGCCTGCCGGGCGTGTGGGTTCAAGATGACCCACGCGAAGCTGGCCTTCATGGTGCTGCATGACGGCTTTGACCGTGTGGACGGTGCGCCGCTGGTGCGGATCACGAAGGGCGAGGCGGAGCAATGGGTGGCACCAACGAGGAACGCCACGGGAGTGGTGGATCTGAGATGCAGGCCGATGTATCGCGAATGGGAAGCCGTGCTGAGGATCCGTTACGACGCCGGGATGTTGACGGCAAATGACGTGACCAACCTGATCAACAGGGTGGGTCTGCAGGTTGGAATCGGTGAGGGTCGGCCCGATTCAAAAGACAGCGCCGGGATCGGCCTGGGCCTGTTCGAGATCGTGAACGTGTGATGGAAAGAATCAGGCATGGCAGGCTGGGCAAGGAGTGGCGAGGCGCTGTGTGGCGAGGCCAAGCACCGCAGGCGAGGTTCGGCGAGTCTGGGCGGGGCCGGTCATGGCAGGCATGGCCAGGACCGTCTTCCATGGCAGGGCGAGGCCCTGCAGGCGAGGTGATGGGATGAAGAGAATCAGGCACGGCAGGCGTGGCGTGGCGAGGCAAGGCCAGGCACGGCAACGCAGGCTTGGCGTGGCTTGGCGTGGCGTGGCGCGGCGCGGCCTGGTCCGGCTGGCGGAGCTGGGCGTGGTTGCGCACCAAAGGGGGCGGGATTACCTGCCCCCAACCTTTTTTCTGATCTAATCCAATGACCTATCAATTTCGAGACATTCACTCCATTTTCAATTGCAAGGCAATCACCCCGGAGATCGCCGGCACTGAGCTGGACCGCATCTACGAAAAGAATGGTGGGCTTAGGCCTGCAGATGTAGTGGATGAGGCCCGGCCCAACGATGCGCCATTGCATCCTGCCTTTGAGTGGAACAACAAGGTGGCGGGCGAGAAGTGGCGGCAGGAGCAGGCACGAAACATGATCCGAACGGTTGTGGTCGTGACCCCAGACGAAGACGGGGAGGAGGTGGAGGAGAAGGTATACGTGAATGTGCGGATGGACAACGAGTCCTGCTATGCACCCACCAGGGTTGTGGTGAGGGACGACGATCTGTTCGAGTCGGCCTGGAACCAGACGGTGGCGCAGCTGCATGGTGCGCAGAAGAGCTTGGATCAGCTAATGCGAATTGCCAGGGAAGAGCGCCGGCCCGACTCAGCGCGGTATGTGACAGCCCTGCAGCTGCTGCGGAGGGCGGAGACCGTCATGGTGAAGGGACCATGACCCCCACCCCCCGCCACCATCAAACCCAAGACATCGAGCGCCTGAGCCAGGCGTGCCGCCGCGCCGCAAGGGTGCTGTATGTGCTTCCAACTGGCGGGGGGAAGACTTTCGTGTTCAGTGAGATCACCCGCCGTGTGGTGGCGCGTGGCGGCAGGGTGCTGATCCTGGTGCATCGGCAGGAGCTGCTGTTGCAGGCGAGCGCAAGCCTTAGCCGTTTGGGTGTGGCCCATGGGTTGATCCAGTCCGGGCAGCCGATGGACATCAGCCAGCTGGTGCTGGTGGCGAGCGTGCAGACGTTGGTGCGCAGGCTGGATGAGTTCCCGCCCAATGCGTTCCGCCTGGTGATCGTGGATGAGGCGCACCATGCGGTGGCCGGCACCTGGGCGAGGGTGCTGGAGCACTTCAGCCCAGCCCGGCTGCTGGGCGTGACGGCAACGCCGATTCGCGGTGATGGGAGGGGCCTGGGTGAAGTGTTTCAGGAGATGGTGCTGGGCCCGAGTGCTGCGGAGTTGACGGAGTGGGGCTACCTGGCTCGAGCGCGGGTGTTTGCGCCACCGATTGGGTTTGATCCGAAGGGATTGCGCAAGCGGATGGGTGATTTCGACCAGGGAGAGGCCGGCGAGCGGCTGATGGTCACCAGCGTGATGGGCAGCGCCGTCGGCCACTACATGCAACACCTCCAGGGCGGCACGGCCGTGGTGTTTTGCTGCAGTATCAGGCATGCGGAGGCCACTGCGGAGGCCTATCGAGCGGCGGGTATTCGAGCGGCGAGCATTGATGGGACGACGCCAAACCGCGGCGAGCTACTGCGGGATCTCGGCACCGGTGCGCTGCAGGTGTTGACGAGCTGTGAGCTGATTGGCGAGGGCGTGGATGTGCCGAGTGTGGCCGGCTGCCAGCTATTAAGGGTCACTCAGAGCGAGGGCTTGCACCTGCAGATGATCGGCCGCTGCCTGAGGCCATCGGAGGGGAAGGAAGCGGCGATCGTGCTCGACCATGTGGGCAACGTGGCGAGGTTGGGCCACCACCTGGAGGAGCGGGAGTGGACGCTGGATGGTGTCCGCAAGCGTGCGCGGGAGGGTGGGCCAGCGGTGCCGGTGCGCGAGTGCCCGGTCTGCTATGCCGCGATGCCAGGCGGTGTGGCAGTTTGTGAAGAGTGCGGACATGTGTTTGTAGTCAGGACCGCAACCGTTCAAACTGTCGAAGGTCAACTCCAGGAGGTGCTGATGCAACGGCGGGAGCGCAAGCGTGAGCAAGGCTCTGCCCGGTCGTTTGAGAATCTGGTGGAAGTGGGCCGCCGCCGAGGCATGAAGAACCCCCACGGCTGGGCCCGGCACGTCATGACGGCCAGGGGGGGGAGATGAGCTTGCAACTGTTCAGTGTTGAATTGAAGCGCACATGGACCGCGACCATGACAGCGCTGGTTTGGGCAGCAGACAGGGACGATGCCATCAATGCAGCCAAGGATGAAGAGGACCTGAGTTTAATCGATGCCTGGGATGATGGGTTCAAAACTGTGGCTCATCCGGCTGATCTGCGTTTATTGGAGCAGCTGCCGGCTAAGCCAGACGAACTATTGCTGGTGCCAGAACCACAGCGGCCCGGTACGTTCAAGCGGACATGGCGCGTGGTGGATACCACAGCAGAATTCGCGGGATTTTGGGATTCGGCAGAAGGCGAACGGCTCAGAATTGCGGCAATGGAACGCAACAATGGTCAACTTGCCTTGTTAGAGGTAGTGAAATGAACATTAACGACACCCTTGCAGAGCGAGGAGAGCGCTACGGAGATTTTGCTGGCCACGCAGAGGTGACCCAAAAACTGAAATATGTTGCAGGTTTTCACCTCAGGTCCTTTGGCAGAGCGCTTGCTGACGACCAGCAAGAAGCTCTCGACATGATCTTCCACAAAATCGGGAGGATCATCAACGGCGACCCCGACTATGCCGACAGCTGGGTGGATATTGCTGGCTATGCGCAACTGGTAGCGAATAGGCTGATGGGGAAGGGGGTTCAATGACCATGACCATCCCCATCCGCCACCTGCTGTCCCTGCGCCCTGATGTAAGTGACCAGGTGATGCTGGCTAGGGGGGGGGAGATGACCCACGCGCTGCACCATGGCGACTGCCTAGAGGTGCTCCGCACCATGGCGGATGCGTCAGTGGATGCGGTCGTGACCGATCCACCCTATGGCCTGGCGTTCATGGGCAAGGGTTGGGATTACGACGTGCCAAGCGTGGAGGTGTGGGCCGAGTGCCTGCGGGTGCTGAAGCCTGGCGGGCATCTGCTGGCGTTCGCCGGGACACGGACGCAGCACAGGATGGCCTGCCGAATTGAGGATGCAGGCTTTGAGATCCGCGACATGATCGCTTGGGTCTACGGGTCGGGGTTCCCGAAGTCGCTGGATGTGAGCAAGGCGATTGACAAGGCGGCGGGGGCTGAGCGTGCCGTCCCGTCGTCGTTCACTCGCAGCGGCAAGAGCGGCGGGATTCTCGGGCAGGACGTCGAAATTACGCGCGCCATCACCGCCCCCGCCACCCCCGAAGCCCAGCAGTGGGCCGGCTGGGGCACAGCCCTAAAGCCCGCCCTAGAGCCGATCACCATGGCCCGCAAGCCGCTGGCCGGCACCGTGGCCGCGAACGTGCTGGAGCATGGCACCGGGGCGCTGAATGTGGATGGGTGCAGGGTGAAGGGCCAGTGGTCAACCTGGAAAAAGAAAGATGGGACAGTCAGCGAGCAGAACCAAGACAGCCATGCCATCTACGGGCAAGGCATGGGAGACGTTCGCAACCCTGAGCACCCCTCCGGTCGCTGGCCCGCCAACCTGATCCACGACGGCAGCGACGAGGTGGTGGGGTTGTTTCCTGAGACCACCAGCGGAGGCGGCGAAAATGCAGGAGCCAACATGCGCAAGGGTCTCAGAGGCAATGATGCCCCGCCCCGGACCCTGAACACCGTGGCGCCGAGTTCCGGCAGCGCCGCCCGCTTCTTCTACACCGCCAAGGCCACCAAAGCCGAACGCCAAGGGGTCACCCATCCCACGGTGAAACCCCTCGACCTAATGGCCTACCTGTGCCGCCTGGTCACTCCGCCCGGCGGCACGGTGCTGGATCCGTTTATGGGCAGCGGCACCACGATCAAAGCTGCCGTGTCCGAGGGCTTCAACGCCATCGGCATCGAGCGTGATCCGTCTTACTTCGCCATGGCTGAGCACCGGATGAATGGCGCTCAGTTGGGTCTAACCCTGGAGCCAGCCGCATGACAGAACAACAAATCCAGCAACACATCCGCATCGCCTGCAGCCGTGGCCCTGTGAGGCTCTGGCGCAACAACGTGGGCGCCCTGCGTGATGAAAACGGCCGCATGGTCAGATATGGCCTCTGCCCTGGATCCGCTGATCTGATCGGCCTCCAATGTTTGCCGTCTGGACTGGGCCGCTTTGTGGCCCTGGAGGTGAAGCGGCCCGGTGGCCGCCCCACCACGGAGCAGCTCAACTGGCTTGCCACGGTGCGGCAGATGGGCGGCATCGCCGGCCTGGTGCACAGCGTGGAAGAAGCCGATGCCCTGCTGCGGGCCCCCCCCCCCTGATCTTCCGCAGCAAACCCCTAACCCCCAACACAATGAACTCAGACCTAGACGACACCCCAGACACGCCAACGGATCCAATCCAAGAGCTTCGCAATCAACAGACCAACACCATGCTCTCGGTGCTGGCCACGATGAGCAATATCCCAGGCATCACCCTGGACGAGATCGATTGGCCCTATCTGCCCGACTGCGAGCACGGCGACCCTCCACAGCGCTACCGGGCCACCGTGACCTTTTGGGTGCCATGAACGATCTCTTCACAACCATCATCCGCGCCAGCCAACACACCTTCGTGGGCCGCATCGGTCGCGCTCCAGAGATTAAATTTCTGGATGGCGGGAGCAGCGTCGCCAAGACCAGCCTGGCCGTCAATCGCCCCGGCGAGGCCCAACCAGACTGGTTCACCATCGAGGTCTGGAGCGACCTGGCCCAGCAGGTGGCAGACACCATCAGCCAAGGCGATCTGGTGGAGGTAACCGGGCGGGTGAAGTCCAGCCGCTACACCAGCACAACAACCGGCGAAGAAAAAACCGAGCTGATTGTGACGGTGCAGGCGTTCAAGGTGCTAAGTCGTAAAAACTCCGTGCCTGAGCGGCAAGCTGAGCAAGTCAGCGAAGAGGAGATCCCGTTCTGATGGAAGCGACGTTCCCTAAGGCGATCGCTGCCGAATTGAACGGCACGATGTTGGGCCGCTGCGTGCTCGCCCATGCTGAAGGCTTTGACGACGGCGGCGATCCCCACCACTGGCCCGACCGTCTGCGGCAGTGCATGGCGCAGGTGTTCGAGTCGCTGGCGGCTGAGATCACAGTGATGCGTCAAGCCGAGCCAGCGCTGTCGGCTGAAGACTTCGCTCGATTTCTCCTGGCAGAAGCCAACTTCCTAGAAGATGAGCAAGTTGAGCTCGATCCTGAAGAGGACGAAGATCCGCCAGAAGAGTGGCACACCCATCCGTCTTTGACGCCAGCCCAACGCAATTCATGGTCATGACCGCAACCCTCTATGGCCTCCAGCGTCGAGGCCAATGGCTTTCAAACCCACCCCAACTGGCACGATTTGGCATCGAGCCGATCTATGCCGCTCCAAGTGTTGAGCAGGCACTGGAGCAAGCCCAGCTGCTGAGGTTCATTCACGGGCTATCAACAGAGCCCAGGAGGATTCCACAGTGATCACCCGCACTCAATTGTTAAACATGCAGCCATGGCGTTTCCAGCCTGGTGCAAAAGTTTATGCCCGCAATTGGTCGGAAGAGCAGCCATTAACAGTTATTGAGCAGCTTCACGGTTGTGGAGTCCCCCACTACCGACTCTTGGATGCTATCGGCGACTACTGGCGGATGTCTCAGCTAGAGCTAAGTACAAAACCAATCCCTAAAGAACGATGAAACTTGTAGATTTTCAGATTCGGAATCTGTGCCTTCTTGAGACCGCGCCAATGGTCTCTCCATTTGATGAGTCGCTGCTCAATTCAGCATCACTTGACGTGCGACTAGGGCCAAACCTGCTGATCGAATCAGCGGAGAGCCCAGAGATGGTGCCCTACCCATTTGATAGGCACAGCGAGGCAAATCCTTACGAGATGGTGCCTGCCCAGTTTGCACTAGCCCAGACTGCGGAAACATTCAACATCCCAAAGGATCTTGCCGCCGAGTTCAAGTTAAAAAGCTCAAGGGCTCGGGAAGGCGCTGATAACGCTCTCGCCTGCTGGTGTGATCCAGGTTGGAACGGCTCAGTATTGACGCTTGAGCTGCGAAACAACCGGCAACTATGGCCGGTGAAAATCTGGCCAGGGATGAAGATTGGCCAGATGATTTTCCACCGACTGGATGCGATTCCATTGCGTGGATACGACGAGACGGGCCGCTACAACGGCGACACAACGGTGCAGGGTAGCAAGGGATGACCGGGAACTGGAAGCAGTTTAGCCGAATCCCATGGGATGAAACCGTGGCGACTGTTGTTCGGGTGTTGGGGATTGACGTGCCCACGGAGGGCCGTCCGGTGTCGTATCAGTGTGGCGGTTTTATCGCTAGCCGCACCAGTGACGGCTTATGGGTGGTGATGGGGAATGGGAAATCAGCGCATTTTGTTGATGGCCCTAAGGAGGTGTTGCGCGTCGCCAAATTAACCAAGGGGACGCCAAGTGGGGACGCGCTCAGGCAATGGCTCGAGATGTGGGGGGAACCATGAACCGCGTCTTGCTGACGATTCCCCAAGCCGCCGAGACCCTAGGTGTGTCTGAAAGGCACATCAAGCGCCTGATCGCCGAAGCTGATGCCAACAGGAAGAGCCGTTGGCGGTGGGGCCGTGAGCTGATCAACCTGGCACCCGTCAACGCCCAGCGCCGCATGGTGCGGGTCAACGTTGGGGCAGTGGTGCCGGGGATGTGCCAGACAAAAGCCCACCTTAAGGATCGGATGACATGACAGATACTACTTGTTACGCGATCGCGTGCGGCGAATATAGTGATTACGGTGTTTGCGCTGTATTCACTACAAAGGCTGCTGCTGAGGCTGCGCTGCCGGCATACCTAGATGATTCCGGCAGACACTACTGTCGCATTGAAGAGTTTCCGTTAGATCCTACAATTCCCTTGCCGCCGTTGGGAGAATCCGCTTTTTATGTTGCTCGACAACGAGGCGAACCGTTTCGCGTCATTATCTGCGCTCCCATTGATGTCAAGGAGGAAGGCCCGCTAAAGGTTTTGCCGTGGGGGCTGGTGGCTCACGTGTTCGCCCGAGACAAAGACCATGCAATCAAGATCGCTTCAGAGCGCTTTGCGCAATATGATGCGCAGCAGGTGGGGATCTCCTAGCCCTCCCCCATTAACGCCCTCTCCGCCGCCTCTGCTACAGCGTGCGGTGGCTACGATAATCGGCCCAATACAGGAGGATTGATGGACTGGCAGCCGATTGAATCCGCGCCAAAAGATGGCACTGATGTATTAGTTCTTCTGGATTGTGCTTCGGTGCCTGTTGTGCATCTTGCTTGGTGGAGAAGCCGTGAGGAGTGGGAGCTGAGCGGTCAATACTGCGGCGGGTGGGACTCTGCTGCAGAATGGGAAGGCTGGTGGTCTTACACCCAAAACAGCACGACTCAAGAGAAGCTGGACGGGTATCGACTGCCGACTCATTGGATGCCTATGCCCACCCCACCCGTTACTGAGATCCCAGTAACGCCCTCTCCGCCGCCTCCGCCACCAAGTGCGGCTGAATGTGCGCCCGGTAGGTCCGGGCGTGCTGGCTAGCGGAGTGCCCCATCAATCGCGCCGCTGTGTAAATATCTAGCCGGGAGCCGCCCTCTCGCCAAAGCCTGCCAGCGTACGCATGCCGCAGCGCATAGGACCGCCACGGTAACCCCAGCCGCCTTAGCTCCTTCGAGAGCCACTTCCCAACAGCGTCAGGCCGCTGGTCAGAGCCAGGCCACTGCCGTTGATCCCGCAACCGAAACCGCTTCACCCACTCCCGGTGGAGGGGCACCACCGTACGGAATCCGGTCTTGGTGCCATTCGCCACCTGGCAGTAGTCGCGCTCGATCAACGTAGCCCCCTCGATTTCATGGGGCCGCAGTCCATAGGTGGCCATCATCCCCCAGTACCAAGCTGCCGGGTCCGGGGCCCCCTCCACCCAGGCGATGATCTCCTCATCGGTGGGCACGGCCACCAGCGCCGCCTGGCCATAGGTGGGAATGGGCAGCTCTGGAAACGGCACGGCCACCAGGCGCGAGATGTGCCGCAGCAGATACCAGAGTTCCTTGTAGGAGCAGGTGGCCCGGTCGTAGCGCTGCAGCGCTGCCGCCATCGATTCGGAGGTTACCAGCGAGGTGGGTGGGATCTGCCGCAGCCGGCCCATGTAGTTGATCTGCCAAGTGGCCTCGCTGGTCCGCCCCAGCACCACCCGAGCACGGTGGAGCCTGGCGATGGCCTGCCTCCAGGTGGTGCCCCGACTCTCCTCTTGCCAGTAGGACCACTCGAAGGTGCCAGCGGCGATCTGTTTCTCCAGGGTGGCCAGCTGCTTGGCGGCGTGCCGGCGGTTGGCCGGTGTGTCGTCGAGGCGGAGGGCGATGCGGGTCTGCTGGCCTCCGGGGCTGCCGTCTCTGCGCGGCACCTTGGCAAGCAGGTAGAGACGCCCGCGCTGGGCGGTGATGCTGGCCACGGGGAATACGACGAAACCGGGGCAATCGTACGGAGGGGATGCACGGCCCGTGCATAAAGGGCGGCTCTGTTGGCCCTTAGTGGCCCTTGCTGACCCTTGAGCGAAGACGGCTCAGTCCTTGGAGGTCCCTCCGCAACTGTCATCTTCCGCTCTACGACAGGCGAGCACGGCCAGATACAGATCTTCGTTTGTTTCCCGGATGTCGTATTGCCGGACCAGTGGGGGGAACGGGTTCCGGCAAGCGTGCATTTTTGTGCTATGCTTCAGGCGTCGGGGTCGAGCGAGTGCCTCCCCCGGCTACTGAAATCCAATGACCACCGCCATCTGGGCCATCCTGGCCTTCATCCTGCTGCCAATCCTGTTCCTGGCCTGGCTCACCGAGAGCCACCCCGAGCGTGCCCGTCGCCTACGTCGCGCCGGGTGGAGTCAGCAGCGCATTGCTGACCATCTAGGTGTTACGCGCTATCGGGTTCGGGTGATGTTGGCATTCTGAAACCGTATCGGAGGCCCGGTTTTATTTGGTTCCGTGCGTTTGCGATCCTGACCGCAACAGTTTGTGAACCGTCCCGCTGTGGAGCATTCGGCCGCAACGCCAGACGCTACTATTGGGTCATCGGAGGGGAGGCCCTCCACCACCAACGACAGACATGACTCGCAACCCCCAGCAACGCATCACCGCCGACCCCATGGCCGCCTGCTTCGGCCGCCCCGCTACCTACACCTGGAACGCTCCCACCTTGGAGCAGATCGTCGCCGAATGTCCAGGACTGGCTCAGGAGGTTGACGGTGAACGACTCTATCTAATCCCCCACAACGGCCGGCAGCTCCCCATCACTTTCGGTGCCCTGGAACGGCTCTACGCCTACGCCGCCGCCTGACCCCCACGGCCCGCCGGGAGCCTATCCCGGCAATCAATCCCATCGCTTTTGCTCAATGACCAAGCCCACATACGATCAAATCGCTACAGTGCCAACTGTTGACGAAATGCTGGAGTCCACCGCTGTCGGCAATGGCTTTCATGACTGGGGAGTTGAAGGTGGCGTGATCCGCGTCACTGCAGCTGAACTCCGCCCGGTTTTAAAAGCTGCCTACGACTCAGGCAACCCTAATTGGGTGGCCCTAATTGATTGCGATGAGGAGAATGGATTTCATGTTGCCTAACTCCCATCCCCGGCAAACCATCTCACCCCATCAGCCCATGACAAAGCCCATCCCTGTCTCGGAAAGACTTCCAGAAGAAAAAGATTGCAATGAGACACACCGAATCTGGGTCTGGTACTCCAAATCAGAAGCCTGGGTTCTGTATCTCTACTTTGGGTTCGGCCCCCTGCCTCCCGAGTGCCCTTACTGGCTTCCGTACTACGACCTACCAGCGCCATTTGAAAACGTACCAGCTTCCATTGACGAATCAGATCCCATCATCGCCGCCGGCCGAGTCTTGCAAGAAATATCTGACACCATCGTTGGAGCCTTCCAGGCAGCGCAGATCGACCCACAGCAAGCCGCCAAGATTCAAGAGATCGCGGCAGCCCTCAAAGCGATCAGGGATCGTCCTCGTTGAGCCGCGACCCCACCAACGCCGAACGCTCGCGCCGCTGGCGTGCCAGACGTGCCAAAAAGATACCCTCCATTCCACCGCAGTTCACACTATGCTCCACATTGAAACTGGCCACCCAATAACAAAAGACGTTCAAATTCTGCCTGATAAAGTTGTGCGTTTTGTCACCAGCGATGATCGAAAAACAATGTTTGAGGTTCACATCGGAGACAATGGCACTTCAATCGAAGTAAGAGGCGTTGATTTCACCATAGTTTCCGACGTGCTTTATAGCTCTAGCCTTGCCGCTTGCCCAAATGCTTCCAATAGCCTCACGATTTGCGTTCTTCCCAAGGGGGACTGGTGAGCGATCCCACCAACGCCGAACGCTCGCGCCGCTGGCGTGCCAGACGTGCCGGCAAGGCGCCACCAGCGGAGCGGTTGATCTGCTCAGCCTGTGGAGCAGGTCGTAGCGGTCGCTATGGGGAGATCTGCCGGCGTTGCTGGGAGAGGGTCACACCAGAGGGGAGGGCAGACAAGGCGGCCAGGGTTGCACGGGTCAGGGCCAAAGCAAATGGTGACGGATTGTGAACAGGCCTGATGGAGGCATAGCAACCGCAACGCTAAGCGCTACTATTAGGGCATCGGAGGGGAGGCCCTCCACCACCAACGAACCAGCCATGACCACCACCATCAACGGCCGCAGCTTTCAACTCACCGAAAACACCCAAGAGTTGGCCAACCTGCGCAACCACCTGATTAACCAAGGATTTGACGGCAGCATCTGGGAAGGTTTCAGCGCTCGCACCGGCCGCCAACGCAAAGATCTTCACTCCATGATTTACCGCAAGCCGTCCGGCGAATTCGTGATTGCCCTCTCCTTCTAACCCCCACCCTTTCCCCCCCCGCCCCTGGCCACCCGGGGGCTTTTTCATGCCCTACGCTTGCCAGGTCCGGTCGGCCCATCATCCGCAAGAGGGGCGCGGGGGTTGCTTTCGTTGGGGGCAGCCTGAAACCGTACCGTAGGCCGGGCCTTCAAATAAAAAGCCCCTAGGTGTCGCGCCCAGGGGCCAGTCGTATTCCGCCTCACCTTTGACACTATAGGGTTACGGTTTAGACCTATACTCCCTGTGTGTTGACATCACATTGAATGAAGCTACACGGACCGCAGCTCATTGAGAAGCTGCAATCACTTGGGCCAGATACGCCTGAGCCCGCCCGGATTCGCGCCGCTGGCTACGTGTTCACCCGCCAGGGGCAGGAACGCCTCAATCGAGCAGGCTTCTACAAAGCCCTTGCCCTCGCGCACATCAACATCGCAGCCCTTGCCGGCCGTCCAGAGGCAAAGCCGACGGGCTACAGGGGCCGACGACTCTCTTGGCAAACCAGCGTCCTAGCCCCCGGCCATGCGGTGCTCGGACGCCGCTACCTCGATCAGCTGGGCGTCAAGCCAGGGGATCGACTGCGCATCGTGCCAGAACATGGCGCACTGACCATCGAAAAGTGCAGTGATGTCATGCTGGACGGCAATCCAGACCGCACCCCATAAACTGCACTGATTGTGGAAAAGTAGTGTGGGAGGCATGACACACCATGCCCCTCACAACCATCCCAGTTTCGTGGCCGGTCGCGCCAGGTTGGCCCGGCTAATCAAGTTGCTGCTTGGCAAAAACGATCTCAGCCACCTTGATCTGGAGGCGTTTGCACGCTGGGCCGCAATCGACGACGAGGCCGGCGAGTGGCTCTCGAAATCGCAGATCAGCACGATTCGCAACGCGAAGTTGCCCAAGCCAGGCCCCCAGTTGTTCCTGATCCTGGCGTGCGTCAACGAGAGGCTGGCTGAGCTGACCCTGCCCATTGGCGAACGACCCCAGCGGCCTCCCCTGCCGCCCCAGTTGCGGGGGTTGGCGGTTGAACCAGGGCCGTGGTTTCTGGTGAACCCCGCCACCGGCAAGCCATGCGACGAAGGCGACCTGTTCAAGATCTATTGCGGCCGGTTGCAGGTTCCTGAGTTGGAAGGGAGCGAGTTGGTCGCACAGCTCAGCCAGGCCCAGGCGTCCCATGCCTGCGAACGCCTGGCATTGCTGGCCCAGGCTTGGATCCGCGATCAAAACCTGAACTCCTGGCGCGAGGGCAAGGCACGGCTGATGGAGCTCTACCCAGAGCAGAGCCCAGAGCGCCGCGCCAGGATTTGGGCCGTGATCCTGCAGGAGGAGGATCTCACCCCTGAGCAGTTTGCGGAAGAGTGGAATTCGTTGCGTTTTCTGGTGGGTCGGCTGCAGGGTGGGGAAGCGTTGCCGGTAAGGGCATGGGATCGCTGGCTAGCGGGGAGTGCTTCCTAAGGATCACCTCTAGGCCTCCATCGATCACGACCACGCCAGCGGGCAACGCCTGCCTGAGCCTGATGAGATTGGACAGGACGTACAGGCGGTCGGCTTGATTTTCAATGACCAGTTTCATGGGCAGGCATCTCCTAAGAACGTGTGTACTAGCCAGGATGGGGGGAGAGGTGTAGCAATGGCTGCCGAATGCAGATCGCGTATCGCAAAAAGATCTTAACTCATGGTCCAAAAGTAGTCCGGTCCGGGTTAGGATCGGCTCATGCCACTCACCTAGGCACCATGAGTTTATCAATCAGGCAACGCTGGCGCCTCTTCCGGGCCAGCTTGAAACGTGATCCGGCCAAACGCGAGCTGCGCACCTGGCTTGCGCTCAAGACCGTGACCGAGCTTCTCCAGATCCGCGCCGACCACCAGGCCCCAGTCGTCCAGGCTGAGCTGCGCCGCAGGGGGCTCAACTGATGACCGCTCCCTTTTGCAAGGACTGCCGGCATTGCCGCATCTCCTTCTTGGAATTCGTGTTCTTTTTCTTCAAACGGTTTAACTTCGCCAAGTGCCACGCGAAGCAAGAGCTCAAGATTGACCTCGTTAGCGGCACATTGGTGCCGGTCAAGGATGAGTACTACTGCTCTGTGCAGCGGATGTTTGACTCTAGCTGTGGCCCCAGCGGGAAATGGTTCGAGGCGAGGAGATGACCATTCCTTTTTGCACGAACTGCAAGCATGCTAGCCCGTTTTATTATTGTCACCACTCATCAGTTATGGGGGAACAGGACCCTGTGAATGGTCTATACTACGGCTGGCCTTCTTGCCATGCATGCCGCCAGTCTGTTCACTTCTGCGGTCCAGAAGGCAAGTGGTTTTCTCCTAATTTTCAGCACCGGATCTGGCTCTGGCTGCTCGCCTTACTACAGGTGGCGTATCGCAGCGGGCGCCGCAAGGGGGTGGAGTGATGCGAATGTTTGGCATCGCCCTGGTCTTCAACTTGGCCAGCATCGCCGCCGTCCTTGCAGCCGCCTACCTCGCAGCGCTTGGCATCCCCGGCTGGGGCTGGTTCCTGCTAGTTGGCGTGCTTTTAGCCGGCTCCATCCCCGACAAGCCCACCAATGATGAGAATCTGAAATGACCAGCTTCGCCAACCTTTGCCAACCTTTCACCCATGAATGAAGACATCTCCGCAGGCCTCATTGTTGTCCTTCTGGTCATCTTGATTGTCGGCGGCGGAACATGGATCTCGGCCAGCAACGAAGCAGCTGCATTCAACCGCTTTACCGATGGCCCCGTGGCCACCACCTGGGATGCCGTCTGGCTTGAGCTGCGTGTGGAGGCCTGCCGCCAATGACCCCCACCCTCACCCACCACCCCGGCCTCAGCATCGAGGCTTATCACGCGATGGAGGCTGTCAGCCCCAGCCGGCTGAAGGCCTTCGCCCGAAGCCCCTTGCATTATTGGGCCGCCCACGAAGCGCCAGACCGGCCCACCCCAGAGCCCACCGATGCCATGCAGCTCGGCACTGCGCTGCATGTGGCGGTCCTGGAGCCCCAGATCTGGAGCCAGTCGATTGCAGTCCGGCCCGTAATCGATCGCCGCACGAAGGCCGGCAAGGCCCTGGCGGATGAGTTCGACGCCGAGCACGCCGGCAAGATCGTCCTCTCTGAGGATGACGCCGCACGGGTGCAGGCGATGGCCACCGCCATCCACGCCCACCAGGCTGCCCACTTCCTCCTTGAGCAGGAGGGCCACCGGGAGGCGTCTTACACCTGGACCGATCCCACCTACGGCATCGCCTGCAAATGCCGCCCGGACTGGCACAGCGTAGACCGTCGCCTGATCGTCGACCTGAAGACGACACAAGACTGCAGCCGCCGCGAGTTCACCCGCAGCATCGCCAGATTTGGCTACCACCTGCAGGCGGCATGGAACACCAGCGCCCTGGGTGCGGAGCAGTTCCTGATCATCGCGGTGGAGTCCCAACGCCCCTATGCCGTGGCCGTCTACCCCATCGCCGCCGAGGCCCTGGCCGCCGGTGCTCGCCGCATCGACCGCGCCCTTGAGTCCCTCGCCCAATGCCGCGCCACTGGCGTCTGGCCTGGCCCAGAAGGGGCCCTCATTGCGGAGCCGATCAACTTGCCAGGGTGGTGTGATGACTGAACAACATCCGATAAGCCCGCCGCCGGAGCTGGTGGTGCAATGGTGTGAGGAGGCTGTTGATCATCTGCCCACGGAAAAGGTCGCCCCCTACATGGCCAAGCGCGCCGCTCAGTGGGGCGCGGATAAGGAGCTGGATGCGATCTGCCACTGGCTGAGAACTGGCCCCTACGGAGCCTCAATTGCCTGCGGTGCCGAACAAATGATCTCCGATCTCCGCGCCGCCCGACGCCCTAAGCCTCTGAGCCTGAAGGAGCAGGCGCTGCTTCAGCTCGGCACGCTCAACGCAGACCTGACCATGCACGGGCTTGGATGCGACCTGTCCCACATCCGCCGCGCCCTGTGGCTCCTACCCGACAACCCCACCCCATGACATCCTCCGCACTCTCCGCCCAGTCCAGCAGCCCCGACCTGGCCTTCCTCCACGACTCCGTAGCGTTTGAGCACACCTGGCGTGTCGCCAGGGCCTTCAGCCAGTCCGGCATGGTGCCCGCCGCATACCAGGGCAAGCCCGAGGCGTGCATGGTCGCCCTGATGTATGCCGCCCAGCTCGGCGAGAACCCCATGCTGGTGTTCCAGGAGATGGCACCAATCAAGGGCCGCCCCACCACCAGCGCACGGTTCGCGATCGCCCGGGCGAATAATTCCGGCCTGCTCCGCGGCACCATCACATGGTCCAGCAAGGGGAGCGGCGAAGGCCTGGAGGTTACCGCCTCCGCCGTGCTGGCCGCCACGGGCGAAACCATCAGCGTGCCGGTGTCCATGGCCGAGGCCAAGGCCGACGGCTGGACACAAAACCCGAAGTACCGCAGCATCCCGGAGCAGATGTTGCGCTGGCGCAGCGCCACCCGCCTGATCTCCCTCTACCTGCCGGAGGTGCTCTTCGGCATTGCCGTGCGGGAGGAGATCCAGGTAGAGCGTGTGAACGTGCAGGAGGTGCCAGCCGCCGGCGGCACCGAGCTGGTCGCCCAGCTCAATGAGCAGATCAGCGCGGCCCCAGAGCCCACCCCAGCCCCCAGGCGCCGTGCTGCACCAGCAGTGGAGCCCACCCCAGTGGAACCTGAACCCCTCCCGATCGGCACCACCACCGAGGCCCAGGGCTACCTCGAGGAGGTGGAGTGATGAACGCCGACATTCAAGACTGGGAATCAGTTGAGTTTCAAGCACGAGCTGGCAACTGGAGACGTTCAGAAAATCCTCAAGCAGCCTGCATCCTTGAACTCCGCGCCAGGGTCGAAGCGCTGGAGGCCAGGGTTAAGGCGCTGGAGCGTGCATGGACACCAGCCCCGCAGACCCCAGAACAGGTTGCGGCCGGATTGCGCGAGGCTTTCCACGCTTCCTCGGGGGCTTCCAAGCCGGCTTCGCCTGCCGGGGGGAACGGGTGGGAAATTCCACCTTAAAGCTGGTCGCCATAGAAATGGGCGAACTTCTGTAGCGATTCGATCAGCAGGAAGTTGATCTCCTGTCAGCCCTGGAGCTCCTACCCGACCCCGACAACCACACCAACCCATGACATCCTCTCATGACTAACAGCATTGAAAAAAAGCATGCCAGCCTGCAATGCTGGCTCTCCGATTGGATAGAAAAAGAGTTTCCAGCGCTGGCGGAACAATTAGAAGGGTTTGTAGTAAGAGGCAACGATAGTTGCCTTTGCCTTGATAACGTATCGCTACGGATGGCAGACGCGGCAATGTCCGTTTTACTGGCTTATGTAGAAGCGACTGGACTTCCCGAGCACCGCCCAACCACATGGGACCAGGTAGCCCAGTGGCTCATACAGCAGGGCTTTGCGGCGAGCAGTGACCGACAACCACAGGATGCAGCACCGCCAGCGCTGACTACTTCTCCGACATGCTGCGCGAGGAGGCCGGCCGATGATTGAAATGGACGGCGTTTCGCAAAAGCCGTTTTTCAATTCATTTTCGATTATTACACCTTTCCCAAAATCAAACCATGACCACACCACGCACAATTGACGAGCTGCTTGATTACTGGCCCGGAAATATCCCCTTCAAGGGAGCACTCGTCAGCAAAGACGGCTCTTGTATGTGCGCTCAGGGCCAAGCGTTGCATTTTTTAGACGGGCTAACTATTGATGAATTGCGCAAGATTGACCAGGCTAATGCTGACAAAAAAATTGCCAAACTTTTTGGCATTAGCCTGGCCCATTCGATCTTGTTGCGTATTGTCAACGACGGACAAGCAGGGGCACCGTCTTGCGTAATTCGCAACCCCGAACAAGTTTTGGGAGGCCAGGCGCATGTAGTCCTGGCGTTTTGGCGGCATCTTGACCAAATGAACCCAGCGGCCTGGGAAGAGGCCTGGGAAGCGGCCAGGGCAGCGGCCTGGGAAGAGGCCTGGGAAGAGGCCAGGGCAGAGGCCGGGGCAGCGGCCAGGGCAGAGGCCGGGGCAGAGGCCGAGGCAGCGGCCAGGGCAGCGGCCAGGGCAGCGGCCAGGGCAGCGGCCTTGGGAGCGGCGGCCTGGGCTTCTAACGAAATCCAAGGCGCCGCTTTTATGCGTGCAAACAACCAGCCTTTCTTTTTCTTGCCGATATTTGGTTTTCCAAACCCAGAGGCGGTAATCGCTGCCGAACTGGAGGCCAACCGTGGCTAAACCCCTTTCCCCCGCCGCGCAGGCGGTAAAAGATGCCTTGCCATCTGCTCCGCATCTTCAAATGGTGAACCGCGCCTACGCCGCAGCTGCCCTTTACGCAGCTGCGCACTTTCTTACCCACGACCGCAAGCAACTGGCTGCTATTGCTGATGAACTCGCCGAAATGGAAGGGTTGCCATGACTGAACTGTCACCCGCCGCGCAGGCCATCTGGGACGCCTTCAACGAAGACGAAGCCGGCGTCTTCGTGGACTATGGCGACAAGCTGGCGGCAGCCTTTCGTGCTGCAGCGGATCAGGTGGTGCCGGAAGACTACAACCCGCCACGAGCTGCATGTTACCCAGAGGCGCAGGCATTCGTGGATGGCAAAGAATGCAGGAATGAATCCGTGAGGTTTCAGCTCCTGGCCATCGCCGCCGAGCTGGAGGGGGCCGATGGCTGACTTTCGTACTGAGCTGGAACATGCAGCTCAAGAACTAGAGCTGGCTGAAAACGCTTTGCTGTGCTCATCGTTTCACAACAGCGCCATTCGCGTTAAGGCTGCTGCTCGCCGCGCCCGCGCCGCCCTGGCCCAGCCCGCGCCGGAGCCTCCTGCCGATGGTGAGGTGGCGGAGATAGTGGCTGAGCTGCGGGAGGTTCAAGACTGCTTTGACATTGCCAGCGGCATGGAGGGATGGGGCCCGGTTATCACCCGCGCCGCCGACCTACTGGAGCGCCTATCCCAGCCCGAACTGCAGGGGCCGACGGATGCGGAGTTGGGTCGCCGTTTCCGGGTCTGGTGGCACAACGAAGGGTCTGGACTGCCACCTCTGCCAGGCATGGATCACGAAGAACACGTCCGACGCATCAGTGAGATTGCCTGGGCGAACGGCGCGTATGCCGCCCGCTGGGGCAGCCCCACCATCGAGCCGGTGCCGGTGAGCGAGAGGCCCTGGGAACGCGATGGGTGGTGCGATGCGGATGGCAAATGTTGGTGGGGCAGGCCAGAAGATGAGCTGTGCAACTCGGACTGGTTTCTGGGCACCCGTGCGGAAGTGATGGCCCAATGGGGAGGGGGGTTTTTTGAGGATTTTTTTCCAACCGTTTCACTTCCCCATTGGGCCCTGCCCCTGCCCCTGCCCAAACCAGTTCACGGTTAGAACCACCCACTTTTCCAAAATGAGTTACACTGTTACCTGTCAGACATCCAAAGGCCCCAAGCCGTTTCAAATCATCAACGGCCGCCGTGTCTGGCTCACCGTTCCACCGTCTCACGTCCTCCCCGATCTCCTCATTCAATGCGGCCCTACACAATTGCGGTCTTGACCGGCATTCTCCTCCTGTTTGCCCTGCTCTCCCACTGCGAGCGGGATATTGAAGTGATGTGTGCCAAGCAGGCACAGTCCAACGGCCTCAGCGCAGAGGCCGCCAAGCGTGCGTGCGATAGATTGTGATCAAGACCGTCACCGCAGAATGGACCTTCAATCCCTCGACTTGAGCTGGCCGCCGGTTTCAGGTCCAAAAATCACAATCGACCACCTTGATGTACAGGACGTAGCCCGTCCTCATTACAAGCAGGTCAACATCATCACCAGCCTAGAAGGGCAGATCCCTAGCGATCAGTGCGCTTGGCTGGTGGAATTTGTCGACGAGTTCGCGTATAACCCCAAGCGACATCTTGATTTTAGTTTTTTGCCTGATGTGTTGGAGTCCTACCTGACATCAGGCAACCCGAACATTGAAAGGCGCCCTGCAATCCTGATCATCCCCCGCGCTGCTGAACCGATCTACTGGGAAGCCCTGGCCCTTGGCCGCGACACCGGCACCTATCAGCCGATCTTCTTTAGTGGCAATGTAACCCTGGCAGCAATGGGCCAGTCCTACACCACAGCGCCATGATTTCCCCTAGCCCATTTTCAGTCCGTGCCCAAACGGACATGCCACCGCTTTACGTGGTGGCGGTGGTGTTCAATCCGGCCCGATACCGCACACGCTATCGGCTGTTCAAGGAGTTTGAATCTTATGTCGAAGCCAGCGGGGCAATCCTCTATACCGTAGAAATCGCTTTCGGGAAGCGAGGCTTTCTGTGCACCGAGCCTGGCAATCCTCGCCACCTACAGCTCCGCACCCATAATGAGATCTGGCTCAAAGAAAACGCTTTGAACCTCGGCGTGCAACGCCTCCCGGACGACTGGGAGTACGTGGCTTTTGTTGATGCCGATGTGACGTTCTCCCGCCCTGACTGGATGCGGGAGACAGTAGAGCAACTGCAACACAATAAGATTGTGCAGATGTTCAGCAAGAGCCTGGACCTTGGCCCGAATCATGTGCCCTTTAACGGCACCGGATCCTATGGGTTTGCCTATTGCTATCGCAACGAAATCCCTAGGGCACATCCTGGCCGTTTGCCCATAGGCTATGGATATCCAGATGGCCAATACTGGCACCCTGGTTACGCTTGGGCCTACACCCGCAAGGCTTATGAAGATCTGGGGGGGTTGATTGATTGGGCGATCATTGGCGCCGCAGACTATCACATGGCCCAAGCCCTCTTGGGCGATGTGCAAACATCAATTCCTAAGGGCATAGATACCTTCTACAGCGAGCAGTGCGCCGACTGGCAGGAGCTCGCCACCCGCCACATCCAAGGCCACGTCGGCTACGTCGAAGGCACCCTGCTGCACCACTTCCATGGTGCCAAGGCGAACCGCCGCTATCGAGAACGGTGGGACGTGCTGCGCGACTCGGGCTACGTCCAGCGCCGTGATCTGCGCCGTGATCGTCAAGGTCTCTGGAGCCTCACCAAAGAAAACCCAGCCCTCAAGAGGGCCCTCCAAGATTATTTCAACCAACGGAATGAAGATGATATCAGCATCCCATGACCATAAGGAATGGCTTGTCGAGCAGGTGCTGAAATCCTCCTTGGGCCATAAACTATTGTCCCAGGAGCTGTCACAGCAAATGGGGGAGACTGTCAGCCGTGAAACAGTGCGGCGCATCCGTGCAGGCACTCTCCACGCCGATGTGTTGCCTGAGATCGAGAGATTTGAGTACAGAAAAGCGCTCTGCACAGCCTGCCAGTTCTATGACCACAAGCGCAAAGCGTGCGACATGGGCATTCCAGAGGCAGATCAAAACGCCTGCCTACCCGGTTACAACAATGCTGAGGTCGGGCTCTGTTATGCCCGTCGCTGTTCGACGTTCATGCCAGCAAATCCCTAGCCCATTGCCGGTGTTCAGCGCTCACCTCCGCGCCTCCACCATCTAGGCAGCTGAGCTCCATCTCAAGCTCCAGGCATCGATCAGACAGCCCCTTCACCACCCTCTCCCGATGCCATTGCGCCCACAGGAGTTGATCAGCAAACGCCAGCAGCTCGTCACGGCTCAGGGTCCGTAGGGCTCGCCGTTGTGTCTCCATCTGGAGCTGTTCCTCCAGCGTTAAATCCCTGATCCTGATTTGTCCCATGGCCTTACACACTCCCTATCTGCAGGTGGGCACCAATGCCAAGGGCGGCTGCTGCTGGCAGGTGGTGATCCTCCCCGGCCTGGTGGTTGATGTCGCCAGTGGAGCGGATGCGGCCAGGGTTTTGCACTGCCTTAAGCCCCCGGTCGTGCGGTGATCATCCACCCGTCATTGCCCATCGGCACCCATCGAGGCCTCCAGTTCCGGTTTCCATACTCAATACTTCTGCCCGCACCAACAGCAGTGGAGATGTAGCCGCCGCCAATCAGGTTGGCTTCTCCATAGGGATCGTGGTGAATCCAGCTGTTGTTGGTGTAGCCGATGATCACGCTCCAGTGGCCCCCACCGGTCGGCGCATGGACCGGGCCGTGGTGGAGCCACCCAACGGCAACAGGCCGGCCAGCATCGAGCTCTGCGTAGAGGATGGCTGGGTTGCCATTGGTGCGCAGGGTGGCGGTGAGCCCCAGCTCGCTCAATGTGGCCACGTTGGCGTTTGGATTGGTCGTCTCACCATGGCGACGCCTGAGCTGTCGATAGGCGTCATCGGTCGACACCTTGCCATGAAAGGCCGCAAGCATCGCGCAGGAGGAAGAGCAGCAATGGCGCCAGCCAGGGCCGTCGAAATCATCGGCATCATCCATCTGGCTGAAGTAGGGCACCGTCAGCGGCTTCCCCTTCGGCTGGCGTCCGTCCTGGCTCCAGATCTTGAACCATTCCTGATCTCGCCGCATCACTTCGGCATAGGGCCGCCCCTTGCGCAGTTCCTCCTCGAGGGCCTTCACCGCTGCCGACTGATGGGGCAGATCACGACGATAGAAGCGAAACAGTTGATCCAGGCTGATAGGGGAACTCATTTGGTTCGCTCTATAGGTTGGCCGAACTCCAGCCGTGGGGAGGCCGCAGTTACTGCGAAAGGAATCACAAACGTGAGCGCGGCAGAGATGGCCATCACTTGCGCCATGCGGATCTTTAGCCCCTCGTTTGCGGATTTAAGGGTCTTGAGTTCGCCCTTAATTTCCTCAATCTCTTTGTCGTGCCCACTGGTCACATTGTTGATCGCGTCTCGAATTGTTTTCAGCTCCTGTTGCATGAGCCGCAGCTGCACCAGCAGCTCGACATGGGTGACCGGCGGTTCCTGCTCCATTCCTCCCAGTTTAGAGACCGTTTACAGTTGCGACCAAAACCGCCAGCGCAATGGTCAGCGAGCAGCAAGCATGGCTCGACGCCGCTGGGCGGGTGCCACTGCTGACCACTGCGGAGGAGATCACGCTAGGTCGATGGGTGCAAGCCGCCGCTGGCATTGATCAGGACTCAACCGATCCAGACCATCAACGGGCACTCAGGCGGGCCCAGCGTGCGCGTGCGCGCCTCTGTTCCGCCAATCTCCGACTGGTTTACACAGTGGCCAAAGGCTACCGGTCACTGGTGCCAGACCATCAGTTCCTCGACCTACTGCAGGCTGGAGCGGAGGGTGTGCTGCACGCGGCGGGGAAGTTCGACCCAGAGCTGGGCTACAAATTTTCCACCTATTCCGCCATCTGGATCCGCCAGAGGATCCAGATTGAACTCGATCGACATAGCCGCACCATCCGAGCACCGAGCACGATCACCCCACGCCTGAGGCGGCTGCCTCGAGTGCGTCAATTGCTCACGCAAGAGCTCGGCCGCGAGCCATCCCTGGAGGAGCTGGCGACGGGGCTGGGCATGGCGCCTGGTGAGCTGCTGCTGGCGCGGCAACGGGCCGGCCCAACGGTCAGCCTTGATCAGTGCCTCGATGGAGACACCACAACAACTCTGGCAGATCTTCAGTCAACGCCTGCCAGCGAAGAACATGATGAGCAGTTGGAGCTGTTACGCGAGGCGATGGCCAGGATGCCCAGGCGCCAGCGGGTCCTGCTGAGGGCTGCGCACTTGCCGGGCGGGCCAACACTCGCTCAGGCTGCCCAGATCGAGGGCGTGTCCGTTGCCGAGGCGCGGTCGATTGTTCAGCGGGGGCTGGCACGACTCAAGCTGCTGCGGCCAGTGTTGTCGCAGCATCGGCAGCTCACGCTGCCACTGCCTGAGGTGCCGATCTGCCAGCGGGCCCCAGGTCCAAGGCGCCGCCGCCGCTGCCATCACCAGGACAATCATGAGCAGCTGGTGCTGTTTCACAGCCGACAGCTGCGCAAGTTGATTTCTGCATCGTAGAGATCGAAGTTTCGTGGCTTCTCTTCTGGCTCATCGGCATAGAGCCAGCTCTGGTGCTTCAGGAAGACATCATCGAGTTCTCCGTAGCCTGCTAGCACAACGTCGGGCAGGGAGAAATGGTGCACGGACTGCTGGCCAAGGTAGTGGTCGCGGATCAGTTGCATTTCCGCTTCGCTGATCAGCTCATACACCAAGGTGAGAGGCAGATCCGTGGGCGTTGAGCCAAATTCAAACGAGATCGTCCCGCCTCCTGCTCCCTCATAATCAGCAGTCGGGAAGGCGGGGAATTCCCACTCCCGCCTCACGGGCATCAGAGGTGGAAAGACTGCCATCAGTTGGGATTGCTGATGCTAACGGTGGCGGCAGCAACGTTGAAAGGTTGATTCGTGTAAGTGTAATCAGCCTCAAAATTCACACATGCAACCAAGAAATCACCGCTTGCGGCGCCGCCATTGGCAACGTAGTAGACGACTTGGCGCACACCGGTGAGGGTGCTGTTTGGCAGAGAGAATGCGGAGAAGGTGAGAGTTGCCTTGTCTGTTGCCAGGTCTTGGGTGAGGGTAGCGGTCACCGTCACGCCGCCTGATGTGTAACCGGTGCCGCTCACCTCACCCGTGAGGTTGGCTCGGGTGGTGTGGGCATCCTTTGAAAATGTGTAGGTATTGTTAAGAAGGATCGCCTTGAAAACACTGCTGTCGACATTGATTCTCCCCTTATGGAGATCCATGTAGTAGGAGTTGTAGGCGGATGCAGCCAAGGGGACACGATGAAATCTTACGACTCAACTTATGAAGTCGGATGTGGCCCGCTGGAGGGTGTGTAGTTTGCCAGGCCCCATGGAGGCGTTTGCCTGGCAAAGCGGAAATCATCCATGTAAACATCGATCCCGTTATCATAGGAGCCGCCGCTGCGTCGCCTGGCGCCGATGTGAATAATGTTCCCCAGTGATTTGATTGTTCTAGACCCAATGGCCTTAGTCTCCGCCGTGAATGGCCACTGATCCTGATAGAGCACGCCGTTTAACCAGACGGCTAGTTCGTTGCCGACCCTGCCTGCTGCGAAGTGGTTAAAGCTGGTGATGGTGATGGGCACGTTGACCGCACCAGTCTGGAAGCCTTGGTTATCTGTGGTCTTTGCGTTGATGTTGAAGGCTAGGTTACCGCTGTTTTCAGCAATGTAGATCGAGCTGCCGTCTGAAAACTCAGAGCCAGAGTCGTGGTTGTAGCTGATAAAAAACCCGGCGCCGCTAAGGGTATTACTTAAGAACTTAAGACGCATCTCAAACCAGAAATCATCACTTGCAACACCAAGCGTTGAACTGTTTGCAGATATGGCGTCAGTTGTTGCACTGTTGAATCGCACACTCGCGCCACCATTGGCAAAGGCCGCTGTCGAGATGACGGGAGCCCCACTTCGGGTGATGGTCAAACCGTTTGAGCTCAGGTCCAGAATGTTGGTGCTGTTGTTGCTGCCATCGCCAGGAATCAAGAGCTTGACGTTGGCAAACGTTGGATTCACTGAGCCCACCGAAGCGGCGCCACCAGCAACGGAAGATGTGGCGACGATCGCCGCACCACCAAGGCTCCGATTGGAGTTGCCGACGGCTCCACCGGCCACGATGGCGACGGCCGTGATGTTCCCACCTGGCGGGGTGCCTGAAAACGACGGATTGCCCCCGGCCACAGAAGCGGTCGCCTGGATTGTGGCGCGTGTCCCCACCGCCGGGCTTGATGCGCCGGCCGCCGAAGCGACCGCCACGATGTCGGCCCCCGGCAGCTCGCCAACACCAACCGACGCGCTCCCACCCGTTGCCCACGCCTGTGCGTTCACGTCTCCCCCGCCAACGTTCCACGCCGCAACACCAGCCAACCCACCAACGACGGAGGCCCTCGCCACCACAACGCCGCCAGCCAGGGTGATTGGCATCACAGGCAGTGATAACTCAGGCGCAAACGGATCGACGTAGGCGGCGACCCTTCGAGGTTGCGACACGAGCTCAACTTCCAGGCTGTGAAGCAGTCGGCTAGGGCCACCACAGATGTCAATGCATTTGGGGGGGGCGGCATATTTCCAAGTGGTGGAGAGGAGGGCGGTACGCGCTGCCGCCCCCATGCTTCCCAAGTTCACAGCCGTGAGCACAAACTCTCGAGCCGTGCCGCGTGCATCGCGCCAATGCCTCACGAACGTCTCCAGATCCCTGGTGGAGACATGACTGAACGAGAGTTTGAGGCGTGCGCCCACACGCACATTCGAGAGTCTGATTCGCGTCTCACCACCGCCGCTTGATCGCTTGGCAACGTGCGGATGGCGTGGCTGCACAACGGTCAAGTCGCGATCCGGGGCCAGTAAGGGGAACGCAGCTGTTGTCATCTCATACCCCCTCAATGCTCACGTCTACCCACTCCTCGATGAATGTGTAGTAACTAGCAGCTGTGGCCTTGCCATGCCAGGCTTCACCACCAACAGTGCGGAGGTGGACGTATTCCCCGGCTGCGTTAAATCCATTGATCGCCCAGCCCATGAAACGACGCTCAAACTGATAGGGTAGATTGTTTTGATCATTGGTACATGTGTATTCTTCCTTGCGAATTAAGTACAGCGGGATGACGCTCTTGCCCATTACTGTTTGACTTCTTCTGCCCTGATCAATTGTTACAGGCACGCTCCCTGGCCTGATGGTGTTGCCACAGGTCGCGCCTGGTGTGACCGTCACCTGCACCCGCCAGGAGATTCGGATCGGCACATTGGGTCCATCGCTGAGATTGTAGGTAGGCGAATTTGGCGGGCCAACGGGCATCCCCGGAGGTCGCGGTGGATCCGTTGTGCTGGTTGTTGGCGGCGGGTTGTCTGGGTTGGTTGGCTGCTGCGAGGGGCCATCGGTTGGCTGCTGCGAGGGGCCATTGGGTCCTGTTGGCCCTGGTGGATTTGGTGGTGGATCCATCGGCGGGAGGTCCGGCCCTGGAGGTGGGGCGGGCGGTGGTCCATCCAGCGGGCCATCCAGCGGGCCATCAAACGGTCCAACGTCTAAGGGCCCATCCAGCGGGCCATCCAGCGGATCCAAGGGGGGCAGATTATCCAGGGGGATCTCAACGTCGTAGGGGTTGTCTGTTGGCAGGTTCCAGTCGATCGTGTCTTCCGGCAGTGGCGTCTGGTTACTACTGCTGTTGACATCACAGGTTGGCCCTGTCGGATTGAACGGCAGGATGGTCCCCGTGGGTTCAGCCTGATACACTGCCCAGGAGATCGCCGAACGACCGAACCTATCCAGAGGCAGGTGCACCAGGGAGAACTGGGTTTCCCCCATCAGGTCCTTCCCAATGCTGCTCACCCGATAGAGATAATCGTGAGTTCCCAAATCTTCGCCGTCGACGGCCAGCGGCACCTTCACCCGCACGATGGAGCCATCGCTCAGGGTTTGGTTGTAGGGTCCTGGGCGGGCACTCACCTCCAGGGTGTGGGTTGAAAGTGCGCGGTGGGCCACCACGTAGGCGCCAACCTTGACAGCATGCTGCTCACTGGTCGCAAACCGGCTGAGGTCGTGCTGCTCGAACGGTCCATCCGGCGCGTTGAACGGTGGGGCAAAACGCACCTCAGAAGTCCTGGCCAGGCTTTGAATACCCTCGCCCTGTTGCCGCCATTGCATTTGGGCACAGATCGGGCGACGGTCCGACAGGCTGAGAAACTCCAGTTTCCAGGTGTCCAGATCGAGATCCACCTCGGTAAGCGTGGCATGGGCCGCCACTGGCCCCAGGAAGAGGCTGCCATCAAGGTTCGTCGGCAGCATGGGCATTAGCCCCTCCTGACCCCTCACGCGGGTACGCGCCAACAAGAAGAACGGCTTCAGAACGTTTTCACACCAATCATCGAGGTTCTCTGTTGCCTCACCGCCCAGCACGCCATCCCAGCGCATGCCGAGCAGTTCTGTGAACCTGGCCGCGTGCCGCAGGCTGGGCAGGTTGATCATCGATTCTGGCACCCGCTCCACGGCCCGCAGCAGGTAGAGATACAGGTCAACCACGCTGGAGCTTGGCCCCGTCACCCCATCAACTAGCCGTTGCACATGCCGCCCGCCACGGGAAAACGCATGGATCTGGCGATTGAATTCTTCGCCGTCCTGATAGGTATTGACGAAGCTGAGGGTGGCAAGCCCTTCGTAGGTCCCGGCCGCTCCACAAAACCGTGGCACATCCCATCGGGTGTAGTTGCTGCCCCGATCAACGGTCAGGTTGCCAGGTTGCCAGGCACCAGCGCGTCGGCCGAAAGCCTGCGTGCTGGTGCCCACACGGCAGGCACACTGGAACACATCCCGAGCCTGGATCGCATCCATCGGACCCTCGCCGATCACCAGGTGCCAGGAAGCCGTGAGCACATTGGAGGCATCATTGGAGAAGCGTGCCTCAGTCGCCGCCGGCGACACCAGGCACCCGCCCAAGTTCCCCTCCCGCCGGCAAAACACAATGGGCAGTGGGTCGCCGATCCTCATCAGCCGCTGCTCGGTGCACAGGTCGCCGGAGGCCTCGGCCGCCTGCTCAGAGCTGGGAGCAGTGATGAGCCCTCCCTGAAACGCCAGCAGTGAGAGAGAGTCGCTCATGCCTTGATCCCCGGCCCGATCAGACGTGTGGTCGCCGTGCGTGGTGGGATCTGCGCCCCAACGGGCGACAAGCTCGAACCCAGCTCTACTTTCAGGATGGTGAGGGGGTCGTTGCTCACCTTCACGATCTGCCCGCGAGTGATGCCGATTCGATTCATGTTGGTGGGCGGGAGCGATTCAGCGCCCGCCGCCGCAAATTCCCACAGCTCCAGCTGTGCCAGCCACCTCCCTGCGGATGCCATCGCCCTGGTGCAGAGGTTCCAGTTTGCGGCAGTGCGCGGCAGCTCCAGGGATGATGCTCCCTCGCCGGAGACGTGCCCCTGAAAGATGCCGGATGCTTCAAATTGCGCCCAGTCGTATTGGCGTCCGTCGATGGCCACCCGGCCATACCAGTGGGATTGATAGGCGGCGACAACTTGCCCGGTCTCGCTCCAGATGGTGAGGGTCAGTGCGCGTCCAAGGCTCATCGTCCTGTTGCCCTCCGCCCCTGGGCAGTCCGCAGCAGGGCCATTGTCCGATTCTGCACCTCCCTAAGCCCCCGCTGGTAGTCGGCCATGGAGACGTACTGCTCACCCTGGAACTCAACAACGTCACCGGTTTTGATTTCGATTGTGGCGTTGATCGTTGGCGCCTCCACCACCACGGAAGCGCCACGGAGATCACCCGTCCGCTGCAGGATGCTGTCCAGGCTGGCGGAGCGGTTGCTGCTGGAGCCGACCACACCACCATTGGCAAACCTAGGCGGGTCAATCACGCCCATCCCTCGAGCTCCTGAGAGGTAGGCCATGCTGCTCGCCGCCATCTTGCCCGAAGGAATAATGTACTCACTATCTCTACCCTCTCCAATCAGGCCCAATGTGGGGCGTTTGACAAAGCCACCCTTAGCGTATCTCCGTGGCTTGTTATTTATAGTTTTAGCAATGCTGCCAAGACCGCCATTAGGGATGGTAAATGTAATATCTCTAATGCCGGCCCTAAGATAAGCCTGCGCGATTTCTTGAGCTGCATTTTTGGAATCCCAATAGTACCATTTGCCATTAATATTTGTACCGCCTACCCTAGACGCTCTTTCATCATACATCGGATTATTCTTCTTCATCATCATATTGATAAACTTTTTGCTGCCGTAGCCGGTGAAGCCTGTCCCGCCAGTGTTTAGTGGAGTCCGCCTACCCCTTCTGCGATTGCCCGTCGCGGCGCCACTGCTGACATACCCACCCGAAGCAAAACCCCTGATGTTATTCGCCGACTGCAGCACAGAAGCGCCACGCTTGCCGGCGAGGAAATTCATCGAAGCTTGGTACATTTTCCCCGAAGGGATGATGTATTCTCCAGGATCCTTGCCCTCTCCCACCCAAGCAAGTGTTGGGCCGTTCACGTAGCCGCCTTTGGCAAACTTCAATGGCCCCGCGCCTCCGGGGCTGCCTCCACCACCTACCCGAGAAATTAGCGCTTGAATTCTTGCCTGCACACCATTAAGCCAACCGATCAATCCATTGATTGTGTTACGAACCCATCCGACAAACGCCTGGAATGATCGCTGTAGTGGCTCGATCATGTTTGATCTTATAGCGCTGGATACGCTAGAAAAAGCTGAAGCCACGCCACGGGCGGCAGTTGTGGCCGCGCCCTTCATCCATCCCAGCACTCCTCCCCAGCCTTGCCGAAACGGTTGCACGACTGAGCTATTAAAACTCATGGATACACCGTTCCATGCTCCTGCCAATACTTGCCGCAAGTTGCCTACTCCTTGGCTAAGCCATTGGGATAAGGAACTCCATCCCTGTTGCACAGGCTGCGTCACATAAGCCACAAACGCCCGTGAAACACTTGCCCACATTTGTGCGAAGAGTGTGCCCAGGTTTGATGCCGTCCGCGAAAACCACTGCGCAAACATTCCCCAGGCGTTCTGGATTGGAATGATGGCCCAGGTTTGGAAACCCTGCGCGATCCCTGTCCAGATTGTTGCGAACCATGTGCGCAGTCGCGTGATGGCTTGACCAATCCAAGAAAGTAGAGCGCTGAAGGCATATTGGATTGGCTGCACGACGTAGAGATTGAAACCACCTGTTACCGACTTCCACCAACCTACGGCCGAGGTCGCCAAGGAAGTACGAATCCAGTTCAGAAATGTTCCCCAGATTGTTTGAATCGGAATCACTACATAGCTCCGAAAGGCAATCGCCAGGCCGGCAAAACCAGCGGCAAGCTTTGGTCCGAGCGTTGAAAATGTCGACCCCACCCAAGTCGTGAATGTGGTCCACAGTGTCCTCAGTGGTGTCACGACATAGGTGTTCCAGCTGGGTGCAAGCCAAGTAAAAAACTGCATGATCCGATCTCGGAACGCATAGAGCGCAATCCCTGCAGAGATCAGCAGCGTGGCCCACCCCACAGGGCCCGTAAAGATGCCAAGCAACACCCGACCCACACCCAGCAGGATCGGCACGATGCTTGAAAGCAGCGGCCCGATCCGCGTTACCACGGAGCCGATCTGAAGCAGCCAAGGCGCCAGTCGCGACAGCCAAGGGCCAACGGCTCCCAGCCAGCCAGCAATTGTTGCCAGGATGCCTAGCCGCGAAAGCGCACCCGCCAGCGTGATCACTGAACTGATGAACGGCGCGGAGATCACCAGGCCCGCGAAGGCAACGCCAAGGCCCACGATCAGGGCAGAGAATCCAGGGATCTTCTGCGAGAGGAACCCAATCGCGCTGATCACCGGCCGCAGCGCCCCGAGGATGGCATTGATCCCAGGAAGCAGCGCATTGCCGAGGCTGATGGCCACTGCGTCAAGGTTATTCTTGAACAGCTTCAGCTGCGCTTCAGTGCTGTTGAGCTGGTTGTTAAATTCTTTCTGCATGGAGCCGGCATACTGGCTCTTGTCTGCAACCAATCCAAAGGCTTCATCTACGAGGTTGAGGTTCGTAAGCAGGGGCATGATTGCGGCTTTGCTTTCTTCCCCGAAGATCTTTGTGATAACACCCGCTTGCAGTTCCTTGGGCAGTGCAGCGATTCGTGTCAGCACATCCTTGATGGTGGGCAGGGCGTCGGTTTGCATATCCTTGGCCACCTGCTGTGCATCGAGTCCGAGCTTTTTAAAAGCAGCATGGAAAGATTCAGATCCTGCGTCGCCAATGGTCAGCGCCTTAAGGAAGTTCTTCACTCCGGTGGCTGCCACTTCAGAAGCGGTGCCAGGCGCCAAAAAGGCAGCTCCAAGAGCGGCCACCTGTTCAGCCGAAAGACCAGACGCCTTGCCAATCGCCCCAATCCTTTTGGTCACCTCCACCAGCGCCGCTGGCTCCACCACACCCTTCAGGTTGTCACTCAAGTGGTTGATGGCGTCGCCCATGCTGATGGCCTCATCCAGGGTGAGGCCCATACCAGCCTGGAACGCCACCATGGCGTCGCCGGCATCCTTGGCGCTCATGTTGAACGCCGTGCCCATCTGAGAGGCCGCGTTGACAAACTTCATGATGTCCTTCTCCGCGTAGCCAGCCATGCCGGCCGCCGCCGCAATCTCCGCCAATTCCTTGGCCGCGTAGGGCACTTTGGTGGACAGCTCCACGATGTCGGCCGTCATGTTCTTCAGCCCATTGTGCCCGCTGAAGTCCACCACCTTCCGCACCTGCACCATCTGCGTTTCCAGCTCGATGGCCTTCTTTGCCGAATAGGCCAAACCGGCGCCAATGCCTGTCGCTGCCCCCGCGGCTCCCTGCCAACTGGCAGAGCTCACCACATCCTTCAACGATCCCCTCACCCCCTTGGCCTCACGTTCGAGCTGGCCAAAAGCCTTTCTTGCGGCATCCAGCCCACGGCCATCAAACTGCGACCTAAGCCTCAGCAGCGCCTCAGCCGCAACCGCCATCAGCCTTTCCTCCCTTTCTTGGCCGGCTTGCGCTTGTTCATCAATTCCACAGCCCTGGCTTCCATGATTTGGAAATCACTAAACAGCTCATGGCCCAGTTCGATACCACTCAATCTAGCGATCGTTTCTACTGCCACAATGTCTAGGCCAAGGAACGCCTCCCCTGCAGTCCTCCATTGACGAAGCGAGCGGGCGAATAGCTCCACCACTGGCAGGTGTTCCTCCCACAACTCAAACTCTTCCCCGGCGCCTTGCATCTGCTCAAGCCGCCAGGGTTCAATCACCGATAGGTCTAACCCTTGAGCCGCCAAGTCGGATTCAAGGGTATCGCTGCTGCTGGATCCCTTTTCTTTTAGGATCACATCAACAGCGTCTGTTAGTTTTTTTCCTTTGCTAGATTCATGCTTGCTCGATAAGCATCACTGACGGCATTCACAAAAACCGGCACCTCAAGCAATTCGTCTAGTTTTTCCTCGCTGAATGGCACTTCTTCGCCATCATCATCTTTAATCCCAGACCAACCCACAAGTGTAGCCTTAAAAAATTCAAGACCACGCTGCTCGTCAGTTTCCGCGCCCTCTGCTGAGATAGCGTCCTTCCGCCAGCGCTTGAACACAGCCGTGAATTCTTCCTTCCTGAACTTCCCCCCATCAATGGGGATCATCACAGGCACAGGCCACTTATAGGTCCCCTCAGTCGCTGAGCTGATCTTAAAAGCCATGCTCTAAAAATGCGGTCTAGACCGCAATATCCTAACCCGTAACGATCACCAGTTCATTGTTTCCGGGCGACACCGCAACGGCACGGCCATTGAGGGTGTGCATCAGCACACCATCGGAGTCGTCGGCCTCGGGGTGCGTGAACTGGCAAGTTGGCAGGTAGAAGGCCACCCGGTTACCTGAAACCGTCCCTTGAGTAAACCCAAAGGCCATGGTTTCGTCCGCGTCGATCTTGGTGTAGAAATTCTTCTCCGCCAATGTTTGAGGGCGTTCGATTGTCAACTCAATCTCCACGCTGCGATCAGTGATCAACGTGCGCTTTGCACAACCCACCAGCTCACGGAACACAGAGTCCAGCCCCAGGTCAATGGTGACGCTCTCAATACAGGGGCTGTAGCCATCAAGCGTCGCGTTGGCGGTGTTGCCAGCAGCAAACGTTAGAGGCTTGCTCTGCCCGGTATAGGTGGGGCTCGGAAGGGCCAGGTCGGCGGGGTTGACGTAAGCACCCTCAAATTCAAAATTCAGTCTGCCGATTTCGCTGGTCTCGCAATCAATCTCCACAGATGTTGCCCTACATCCCAACGCTGCGTAGGCAATGCCATCATGGTTGCCATACATCGTAAGGCTTGCAAATCCAGTGCTCACCAGGGAATAGACCACTGCCGCCCCGGTCCAGGGGATGGTGGCGGTCGCCGTGGCATTGTTCGCTACCAGGGTTTGGGCAAACCCTGCAGCTTGCAGGTAACGACCCCACGCCGGAGGCGTTGCAGCCGTTCCGCTCCCGGCGATCTCCACCCCGAACGAAAACGTTGTGCGCTTCTGGGTGTACACCACAGGCTTAGCGCCAAGCCAGGGAGTAGAAATCTCCCGCTCCACTTCCTCGGATGTCACTCCGATCTCCAGATCCAACACCTGGATGGCGTCAGTTGTCGATGAGGGCGAGGCGTTCTGCCCCTCCGTCGTCTCGAGCGCGGAGTACAGGACTCGATTGCGGAAGGTAGCCATCAGCCTTGCTCCTCAGAATGGGTCAGCTCACCGCCCTCAACCGTTGCGACACCCTGCAGGTGCACGTCACAACCAGGACTGACCGGCGGGGTTACAGGTTTGATCTCTCCCCCATCGAGCACATACTCGCCGCCAACAGAAGGCCATGGGGGTGTTGCCGTTGGAGCTTTAGGCACTGGTCAGGGATCTGGTAAGAGTCTGATACTTCACAACATATAAAACCGAGACAATCGCAACCCCGTCTCCCTCAAGGTCCCAGCGAGTCTCTCCCGGCGCGATCTCTGAAGCCAGCCCGCCAAGGGAGAGATCACCCATGATTCTGTTATGCAGATCCACCAGGATCGGATCGGCCGCACGGTCAGGGATCGGGTCATCAATCAACAGAAGAAACCGAATCTCCAATTGTGTCGGCATTCTTGTGTGTCCACCCCTGTCTGGGGCAGGGGTATTTCGCAGGCACTCCATCACCAGCGCTGGTGCCGCTGCCCGACTAAACGCTTCCTGCCTCGAGCGGTAAGCACGGCCCCCTACGCCTACGGTGCTCTCCGCCTTGCTGAACATCACCGTAGCGATCTGCTCTCGAATGCTCGTTGTCATAAGGCATTAACAAATTCAGTCGGCAAATGATGCGCAACGGCTAGCGCTTGGATGGGTGGCGTGAGTTCTGTTGGCACCAGTCCAAGATTTTTTGCCGTGCCCCATGCCGTCAGAAACACCCGGCTATCACCATCGGCGGCCTTGCCCAAGCCAACGGACAAGCTGCCATAGAGGGCCGGTGCGGCCTGGAACACTACGCCTAGGAATTGGTTGACTTGGGCCATCGCTACAACAGCACTGCCAAACTCCACCCACTGAGGCTCTGGAGGTGGGGGCGGCAGATCGACAACTTGCCAACCCTTTCTCAGGATCCCATTGATAAACCCATCAGGGTCTGTGATCTCGACAGTCTGTGTCGGGATCGCCTCTTGATTTGCGTTGAGCTGTGGCAGTGGATCTTCCACCACCTGAAGGACGTCCGCCTCAAGGTCCAGGCCGATGATTGGTAGTTCATCCTGCCTTGGATAAGGCTTGATCTCACCACCCGGAATGGAGACAACAAGCACGGCCATTACGCAATCCTGCAGCGAACAACAATGATTCCGCTGGAACCCTTCCCGCCAGTGTTGCTAAATCCTGGCCCCACTTCGTTTGGCCCAGCGCCGTTCCCGCCCCAACCCCTGTTTGCGGGCCCGGCCGTGCCGTTGCCGCCGCCCTCCGACTGGCGGCGGCCATTGCCCCCACGGCAATACTCAATGGCGGCGCCGGTTATTGCAGAGATGAGGCCAGCTCCGCCGAATCCGGCCGAGGCCCCGCCAGCCTGTCCAGCCGCTGTGGCCCCTCCGCCACCACCTGCATTTTGAGTCCCGCTCTCACCCGCCCCGCCGTTGTTGCCGTTATCACCGGCTGTTGTCGCGGCGCCCCCGAGGCCCCGGCCGTTTACTGAGCTGCCCCCGCCGCCGCCGCTGCCTCCAGGCCCCCCAGCCAGGGTGCCGCTGCCCCCGAATCCACCTCCCTCTGCGGTCTGGCCAAAGCCAGTCGTGGCCCCGCCTTTCTGGCCTACGGCGCTGTTGCTGCCAGGCAGGCCACCATCTCCAACGAAGATGGGGTAGTTTCCCGGAGAAAGCAAAAAGTTTGCAAGGAAAATTGGGCGCCCTGCTCCGGCGCCACCGCCACGAAAGTCACTACCACCACCACCACCGCCGCCACCACCACCCGGCACCAGCAGTATATCCGCCAGGCCACCAGAAGAGACCGTGAGCAAACCAGATCCAACAGATAAAAACTGATGAACTCGATATGTAAATCCCGCATCGGTGTATGTACTTATCGTTCCGCCTGTTGCGGAAACAAACTGGGAAACAGTTGCAAAAACATAACTATTCAGTATCCCATCCATCAGCTTGCCCTCCTCATTGGCACAAACACCTTCAGCCCAGCACCAGCTGTTGAGCTGCCAATTTGCAACACATGGAACGTCACAACAGACCCCGCAGCGATCTGCTGGCCACCGCTCACAAATGCTGTTGAGAATACCGCTGCAGTCCCACCAACACTACTTAAGGAACTTGCCGCAATTGTTGGCAAGGTTGAGAAGATCGAAGTGCCGCCAACCCTTATGTCCAACTGGATCGCCGATCCCACCGGTGCCGTGCCAACCATCCATATGGGAATATCCGTCAACAAACTGGCTCGTGGCCAGTAGCTGATTGTCACGCGCACGCCTGTCGTGAGCGCCGTCGTCTCATCAGACAACGCCACAGGAAAATCCTTGAGCGATCTGATGGCAGTGCCGTCAATGATGACATCACTGGCTAAGGTTGCTTCACGGGGTGCGCCAACCCCACTTGCAGGCCCTATCAGTACACGACCAGCGGTCATCGTAAGACCGCTGGTAACAATTTGGCCCGTCCCGATTGGCACCATTGAACCATCAGCAGCCTTAATAAAAAGCTGCTTGTTTGTAGAATCCCAAGCAGGTTCAGCTTCCTGGAAATCAGCGGCCACGGGCGCCGCTGATCCCATCCTGAATCTGATCAGCTGCCCCCTGGGCATTAGAACGTCCCTCCGTCTACGGTCTCGACCGCAATCGTTACAAACCCGTTGCCGGCATCCTTGACCCAACTCAGGGAGCTGTTCAGGCGGATCACGCCGTTGGTCCCATCCGTCCCCCAGATGTAGCCAGCCGTCCCTCCGCTTACGATGGCGACCTTCTCGTCGGAGCTCCCGACAGGAATGTTGAGAGACGCTTTGAAGGCATCAAATGTCATCTTCTTCTCTTTCTGCCCACTGGCCTGGCTGGCATCGTGAACGAGCACCAGGTCCGACGTGCCATCAACTGAGGCGAGGGTCACCAGGTCATCGATAGCGGGCACCACAACCACCTTCGTGGTTGCATCCGTAGCCACATGCAACGTGCCGCGATCTGTGGTGAAATGAGCCTCGCCCGCCAGCATGGCGCTGCTGGGAAGGTTGGCCTTGAGGCCTCGCTTGAGCTGTAGTCTTGCCATTGGAAGATCCTCCGTGGGTGGTTAGTTGAACGTGCCGCCGTCTACGACAAGACCGGGCACATTGAGCCCAGCAAATGTGGGCGTGTCTGAAGTCCCCAGCGGTTGGGGGAGCTCAGCGGCAGCCTCCAGATAAGGCAACTGCGACCAGGTTTTGGTGCCATCACCAAACTTCGTGCGTGTGGATCCATCGAGCAACACCTCGATGCCTGGCTCTCCAACCAGGAGCACAGGGTTAAGCGCCGCCCACTCGGCCGTTGTCTTCCGTTTCTGTTGAATCCGTAGCGGGAACCTCTCATCAGCCATCGCCAGTCCCATCGAGCACGTCGTTATCGCCATCGGGGTTGCCATCGATGATCAGCTCTCCAGCCATCGGCGGCACCGGCAGCGCACTCCTCTCCGCAGGCTGCAGCGGCACCTGCACCCAGCTCCCGTCACCTGTTCTCAAGCCCCGGTGGATCGTGCGGAACTCACGCCCGCCAACCACCACCAGATCGCCATAGCCCAGCCAACCAAAGTCCGACGCCGGCACCTGCAGCACGTAATCCACCAGCACCAGCTGGCCCTCGAGCACCAGCTCGCTGTTCTGTAGGAGGAAGCCACGCCCCGAGGAGGCGCCCGCCGTGACGGGCACGCTCCCCAGGTGATCCAGGGCCAGCCGGTTGGCTGCCTGTGAAAGCGTGGCCCAGCCCATCAGTTGAAGAGCCTCACATCCACCGTGGTCGCCGCCTGGTTGGCAGCAGCCATGGAGTGGCCCACGAGCTTGCGGGTGCCGGAGCTGTCCGTTCCAGACACACTGCCGGCGCTGAAGTACACCGGCCCGCCAGCTGTGCAGGCATCACCGGCAGCAGCGGTCAGCTTGGGCAGGGTGTAGATGCCCTCCAGGCTGATGGTGCCGGTGGCACCGTTGGCGATGGCGGCAACAGCAACACCATGGAGGTTGCCGAATTGCACCAGCTGGCCGGAGGTGATGTCGGCTCCAGCGGTGATGGTGATGTGTTCACCCTCTTGAATGAAGTTCTTCATGGGATCAGATCAGAATGGGAAAAACGGGTGGGGGCCGATCAGACCCCAGTGGAGCGGTAGAAGCCCGCGTAATGGGGCAGCGTCACGCCGAAGTCAAACCGTGCCAGGAGCTCCATCCCATCGGGATCCCGCTTCTCGGTCGTGGTGATCGTTGGGCCGCTCTCCCCGCGGAGGTAGCCGTACTTGATCAGATCCACCCGGTTGGGCCGGGCGGCCAGATACCAGAGCGCCGTGCTGTCGTCAGAGAGGCGGTTCTCCACGATCAGTTGCACCGATCCCGCGAAGGGGTTGGTGGCATTGGCGCCGGTCAGGGCGGCCGGGGCGTAGCCGTTGGGGAACAGGAACTGGAGCGCCGTCACCTCCAGCTCAGGAGGCACGATCAGGAACGCAGGCTCCAGGCCGAAGAAGTTGCCGGCGGCGTCCTTCTGCTTGCGGATCTTCTGCCGGGCGGTGTCCATCCCAGCGATGCCGATGGCGCCACTGCCGGTGTTGTTGTGGTCCTGGTGGAAGAGCGCCTTAGCGTCGATGCCCACCGTGGCGCCACCGCCATAGGTCTGGTTGGAGGTCACGCTGCCGGTGGTCAGCAGCTCCCACGCCATGTTGTTCTCCAGGATGGCGAAGCCAGCCCCGAGCACCTGCGGCACCCGCGAAAGCGCGCCCAGGTCGTCGTTGATGATGAGCTGCCTGGTCACCTGCACCTTCTGGGCGTAGGTGTCGATCTTCCAGGTGCGCTTGCCGTCCACCATGGTGCGGCTCTTGTACTCACCGCCTTCCAGCAGCTTCTCCGGCACCATCCGCCCCACGAAGTCCACCTCGGTGGCCTCCTTAAAGTCGGGCAGGTCTTCCCGGCGGGCCAGTGGGCGCCAGGTCTGGGGCTCCTCGCTGTAGGCCTGAATGAGGCTCTTCTGAGCCACGTTCAGCATCAGGTTCGGGAAGTCGCTGGTGCTATGGAAGGAGCGATCAACGATCTGGTTGGTGCTCATCCCGCGGGTGTTCACACCGCGCAGCTCCAGCAACTCCCGGGCGAGCTCCTTCATGCTGCAATGCACGAAGTCCCGGCCCTCATCGCCGAGCTCGCGATCAGCGCCAGCCCTGTAGGCCACCGCCCGCTCAATGCCCACCAAGGTCTTGTCACCGGCGTCGCGCTGCACCGAGAGCACAGGGATCTGTGCGGGGTGTCCGGCAACGCTGGTCTTCTCCTGGGCCAGGCGCTGCTCACGCACCACGGCCATCATCCAGCGCACGGAATCCCGCTCGCCTTTGGTCTCGCTGAGCAGACGATCCACCGTCTCCACAGGCAGCCGGGCCTCACCGCAGGCGCGGCGAATTTCCAGCTCGCGCTTCAGCTCCACCACATCCGTGGCAGGAGCAGCGACAGCAGCACGCTCCACCGCCTCAGCGGCAGGAGCAGGAGCAGCGGCCTCAACCGCTACAGGCGCAGCGGCCTGCACCGGGTCAACCCCGGCATTGTCGAGAGTCATCGGGGTTGTTGATTCAAGGGAACGAGAGAGGCACACCGTGTCGGCACCTTCCGGCACCAATGCGGCATGGCCAAGGCGCCAACTGCGAACCAGGTCCGCATCGGCACTGTGAGAGACGACATCCGCAGCCGTGAACAGCGCCCGCACGCTCACAGCGCAGCCGCTGCGTGCCAGCTGCCAGCCCATCTCCGCGCCAGGCG